CGGAAGTAAGCCGACTCGGAACGGATCGTTCATCTATGGAAATCATTCTCTGGACTTGCGTTGAAGCTCAAAAGCTTATTAACAATGTTCGCACCTCAAAAGTGCCTGATGAAGTAAAAGCAGAGCTTATTCAAATTTATAAAGAACACGCACCAAAGACCTGTAAGTTTACCATAGACGCAAAAGCCGACTGAAGGAACGCTCTTTAACCTGAACAACTAAGGAGAAAACCTAATGTCAAAAGTCGTATACCGTGGCGTTGAATACGATACCGAAAAGCGTATCGCCTACCAACAGCAAATGCAACAACAACCTCAACAATACAATGAGACCTATCGTGGGGTCAAATTTGTAAAAGAGGGGACCAAGGGATGACAGCAACCTATCGTGGTGTGAAGTATAATACTCACACTCCGAAACTAGAATATCGTAAGTGGTATTCACAAACACATGCTCCATCGCATCCATCAAACACATATCGTGGTGTTGCTTATCGTCCTTGTAACAACTGGAACTGGGAGGAGAAGAAATGAAAAAACTTAACTTCCTACAATTGATTAAGGAACAAAAGCAAAAAGAGGAGCGTCGTCATCAAGCACAACTAGCACAACTAGTAGGAGCAAAGCAATGATGCAAACTGTCGTATCTTTAACTGCTACTATAGCTCTAGGGACAATCTTACTTTCAACCTACATTCAGTGGTTGTACAAGTATTAATCAACGGGGGGCAACCCCCTTTTTTTATGAGTATATATTCATAGGTATAAATTTTTGTTGTGTAAAGTCATGAAATCCACATAATTTTACTACATAGTAATAGAATTAAGAGGTGATTTAGATGAACGAAAACTTCTTTATCATGTTGTTCTTTGTGCATGGAGGTTATTATGCACAATCTAATCTCTTACAATCAACTAGCTGGATGGAAACACTTTGAGGAAACCGTTGACCGATGCAATGATCAAAATGAATTGATCAATGACTATTTTAACTGTCTGATCGAATGCGATGAGGAGAAACAAGTATGTAAGAAAATTTGTAGAGAATTATTGAGTCGTTCTTAATTTTTAATTAGAGAATAAAACGGAGGAGACACATGTCTCCTCTTTTTTTTTGTTTCCCTAACAATTTTGCATTTTCAACTATTTAATATTATAATTAGATATTATAACCTTTCTTCATGTCAAATAATCCAGAACGATTGGTAACTCAAAAAGAGTGCCAGGAGATGATTGACGCTGCCATAAGGAGGCATAATCGTAATGCGTCTATCATTAGTGCCTGTATCGGTTGGTTAGTTCTTGCTTTATTTGCCGAAGGACTTTTACGACTTATAGGAGTTATTCCCCCACTACTACCATGGCTCAACATTACCCTGAAATAATAGGCATAGTTCTATTACTGGTATTTGCTGGCACAATGTTCTATCAAGGTTCAATGATTATGAAAGGATTGAGAGGTTACAGACACTGTGCAAGAGATCAACACGAATCAGAAAATATGCGACGAAGATTGGAAGAAATGATGAGCGAAAAAATAAATGATCACTGAGGAAGATTTAAAAGAATTGCAAGAAAGAGTTTTAGATTTAAAAATGATAGAGCTCTTTGAAGAACCATCTACCTACGAAGACGAAGATTATGGAAATGACAGAATTTATTGATTTTATTTCAAAAGAACTTATGATTTCTGTGGTGTTTATTGGCGGGGTTGTGATAGGTTATGTAAATGGTATAAAAGATTCTGGAGGTTTATGAGAAAACTAAATGATACACTACTCGGAATCACGGTAGCAATCATTGACTTTATCTACCGTGGATTACCAATACAAAGATTTTGGGTGCTTGAGACGATTGCTAGAGCACCATACTTTGCCTTTCTAAGTGTGCTACATCTTAGAGAAAGTCTGGGACTTAGAACAGAAGCACACTATTTTCTAATGAAAGAACACTTCGCACAGACAATCAATGAAACCGAACACCTTATCGAAATGGAGTCGCGTGGCGGAAGCGACCGCTGGTTTGATCGCTTTTTCGCTTATCATCTGGTTCTCATCTATTATTGGATTCTGGTGGTTTATTATTCTATTGATCCCGTTTCTGCTTATCACCTGAACGCAGGCATTGAATATCATGCCACAGAGACCTACTTAAACTACCTCTGGGATCACCAGGAGGACACCAAGATTGCTGAGATCGCAACTGATGAAATGAATCATTATATTGAGTTAAACAGAGCGATGGCAATGATATGACCGACCCAGTGTGGAGTGTAATTTGGTTACTTGGAATAGGATTAGTAGGTGCTGCCTACATCATTTATTACATTCTTAAACTAGCATCAGATGAGATGAAATGAATGACAAACAAAAACTTATCGCACTCATAGCACTATCAGAACAAACATTTGAGGAGAATTACTATGCTTGGTATCGCGTTATCTTTCGTCGCAATCCCTTTCGTTTTATCAACACTCTATTTCGGAACACGAGGAGGATACTATGACTCCAAAGATTATAAGGGGAATGGCACCGCACACTAAGGAGAGGTATCAATTTGCTGCCTCTTCCTTTGTTAGAATGTGGGGTCACAGTTCACTAAACGATTATAAGATTATAGATTTTTGCCTTGAGTGGGCACATCGAGAAGAAAATGCCCCGTTAGATAATTTCCTTGTAGACCAATACTTTTACTATGAATTTAAATCCTGGAGAGGCTGGTAATCAAAAATGAGCTTTAATTCCAAAAAAGCTCGGAAAAAAATTTTTGGTATTTTTCGGTCGCCAGGGTCGCTCTAAATAATTTTACATGATTGATGCATATGAAGAAAAAAACCATTAGTAAACTTATTCAGGGCCCTTTGCGGTTTCATCATCAAGATATTCATGAAGAATTGGAAGAAATCAAAACTCTTATTACTAAAGTTTTGGTAAAGTTGGAAGCCTGTGACAAAAAACCAGTAAAACATGAGTTAAACAATACTAATTTGAAGTGGAAAAATGAATATGGGTTTTTTCCCGCTTCACAAGTTGAAGAGTCTGTGATAGAATCTACCTAATACTCTCCTTTAAATATTTAAATGTCTATTTTTGGGTTAATCCTTTTTAATTTATTACTTTTTGCCCTTCTTAGACGACAAGTAAATGTAAAAGTTCGTAAAAGTTTTTCGATTTCTCTGCGTGACTTGGAGGGAAATAAACAAACCTTGGCAGATACAATTTCTTTTCTTCTAGAACAAAATAAAGTACAAGAACAAAGATTGTTTTATTTGGCCAAAGAGATGGAGGTTCAATGGTCAAACATTGAACTCATAAAAGAAAACCTTCAAATTTCTGATGATGACCTTGGTGACCACCCATTCACGATTCCCGAGGATACAAAAGAAGATGAATGAAAAACAACAAAAGAGAAAGGATGCCCTTGGTCTTTTTATTGAAAGCGTTCACAAACCTGATCATGAACTTAGACAATCTGCTCACGATCAAAAGTGTTATCATGAGTTATTAGAGTGGAGACAAATTATACTTGATTATCTTTATGACCGACAACAAAAAGAATTTGGATCTTGAATTATCTTTATTGATGATTAGAGCTTTAAGAAAAAACAATCCAGACCAAATAAGAAAAGTTTTTCGACTAACTCCCATTGAGGTTGACTAATTCCTCAGTTTCTTTTATAATTACAGTAGACTCAATATGGACCGTATCCTATGGTTAGCAAAAATAATCTAATCAAAGTAAACTTTTATTATAAGGATCATCCCCAAACAAAACTCTCTGTATTTTTGAAAGATGAACTCCAGGTAGAAGAATACAAGAAAAAACACCCTAATGTAGTTTACTTGGAGCAAGAAAATGTGTAAAAAAAGGAATAAATATTTGTGTCATATTCAGACAAAATAATTCACCCAGAATATCCAAAATTAAGTTGGCTAAGAATCGTTGGTAATGCTTTTTTTATTTTTGGATACGGTGTAATTTTATTCAATAACGTTCAATTTGGAATTTACTGTCGTTTTTTTGGGAATATTTTATCATATCCTTATTTTTATAAGGTAAAGATGTGGGATATGATGACAATTCGTACATTTTTTGCTGTCATTGAAGCAGCAAAACTTATTCAAATTTTCTTTTTTTAATATGGCACTGTCACAATCTGTAGAACACTCCCTGAAAGAGGCAGAAGCTGCCTTGCGTAATGCACTTGCATTTTCTGCGAGACAAGAAGAGCCTTACGTTGCTCGACGAATTTCTGAGATGATCATGGACATCGATTCACTTATCAAAACTGATCAATTTTTTGATAAAATCGAAAGTATGATGAAGGATCATGAAAAACCATGATTGGAGGTATAGTGATGACAGAATGAAACTTCGACAAGAAATATTTTTAATCTTAAAATCTTACCTTACATCAGATGCCAAATTAGTATATGAGTTTTGTCACGTTTGGATTTCGCAGGGGAATATCATTACAACAGATGTCGAAAGAAGTTTCCTTGATTTCAGGAGAAACTTTTATAATTGAAGCTGGACAACGTTTGAAAATTCAAACAAAAAATGATACACTGATTGAAGGAGTAGTTGTTTGTGTTTTAGATGAATATTTTACTTTATGCTTCAATGAAGAAAATTGCACTTCAATATGTCTTTTGGATACGGAATTTATTAGTATAACCTTATTAGAATAATCATATGTTTACCATTTATGGAAAAGAAGATTGTGGTTTTTGCCAAAAAATAAAATTGGTATTGGAACTTCTTGGTAAGGAATATGTGTACAAAGAAATTTATACCGATTTTACTGAAGAAGAATTTCTAGCTAAATTTAAAGGAAAAACGGCTTTTCCGCAAGTAGAATTCGATGGTAAACATATTGGTGATTGCCAACAAACCATTCAATATCTAAAAGATCATAGAGTGCTTACTTAATGGGACAAGATGAAGATTTTCACATAAATAGAGGTGTGGAATTAATATTAGGAGCGAACAACAAACCAGAAAAAGCAAAAACCTGGGAGGTATGCTTTGGGAAGTTGATCTCTCTTTTAGATAGAGAATATCACTTCTTTTTAAAGGTATCATTAGACGTAAAAAAGAAGTAGTTCTCGGAGGAACGAAGATGGAAGTAGCAACAGTTGCAATTTTTGTAATGTTGGGAGTCATTTTCCTCTTAATTGGTGGTATAATTGGATGGTTGGCACAACAACATCAGTATTACAACTCTCCCCCAGCTCTTCATCCAGAGATGTTTGATTCCAACGGTAACATTATTCCAGACGAAATTTTAGCAGTGAGATTTGAAAACGATTATGACTACGACGAAGAATACGAAGACGACCAGAACTAGAACGGCCTCGCCAAAAAGGTCTACTACATCAAAACCAAAGACAGTCCAAGTTACTAAAAAAATTGACTTGACTCACAATTCTTTGGTCAATGAAATTTTAGACTCTGTGGTTCAAGAACGCACTAGGGCGCAAAAAATTAATGTTCTGCAAACTTATGGCGGAGACTTTTTAAAAGCTCTCTTTATTTGGAACTATGATGAAAGTGTAGTTAGTATGATTCCAGCCGGAGAAGTTCCCTATCAACCTTTGAGTGAAGAATCGGCCCCCGATCCTAAAAAAGGAATTCCTGGTAGAACCACTATTCGCAACGAATGGACCAAATTCTATCACTTTGTAAAAGGTGGAAATGATGGTATGAATAAGATCAAGAGGGAAAGTATGTTTATCAATCTCTTAGAATCTCTTCATCCTAAAGAATCGGAAATTATTTGTCTTGTCAAGGACAAAAATCTTCAATCAAAGTATAATGTTGCAAAAGATTTGGTTTCAGAAGCTTATCCCGATATTACCTGGGGGGGTCGCAGCTAATGGTGGTCCTTCATCATAACTGTGATCCAACATTAGCAGAAGATAGAACTCTCCCTTATAACACATATATTGTGAAGTATATTGCTGATGAAGTATTCTGTTATGACATTGTGATCTCAGATAAAAAAGTGGAAATTTTTGATTATTATTGGGATAAACATAGAGAGGGACTTATTGCCTTTAAACAAACAGAGGGCAGAGTTAATCCAAGAATATGGTCCAATCCAAAGGAAACAAAAACTAAGAAAAAATGACTGAAAATAACGCAAAAGTCAATATTAATGCTGACGAACTTCTAAAAATTACAAAAAAATATAAAAAACTAAAAAAATATATGAAGTCTAATATATACGAACTTCATACATTGGATCAATCTGAAACTTACATTACGAATTTGTTAAAAGATTATGGAGAACAAAGTGCAAACGACCCCGAACAAAGTTAAAGAGGCGAATGAAGCTTTGTTTAGTTCTTCAATGAATCTTCCCGCAGCTGCGGTTCACTGTGGTATGACACAAAGAGAAATGAAAATGACTTTTCGAGAATACCTCAAATATCATCCTCCAATTTATAATGAAAACTCAAGTAATTGATAACTTTATAGAAAAAAATAAGTTCGAAGAACTGCAAGAACATTTTCTTGGTCCCAACATTCCTTGGTATTTTCATGATGGAATTGTACTGCCTGGGGATGGTGGATATCAATTCATTCACTTAATGTATACAGAGTATGCTCCTAAAAGTCCATACTTTAATTTTGTAGAACCAATTTTTAGAGATATGGGTGCAGCATCTATTGTTAGATGCAAAGCAAATCTGCAACCTAGAGGAAAAGAAATTATAGAAAATGATTTCCATACAGATTATCAGAACTGTGTAACTACTATCCTTTATATCAATTCTAATGATGGATATACATTATTCAAAAATGGTGATAGAATTGAAAGTATAGAAAATAGGGTTGTAATTTTTGATTCTAATTTGGAACATACTGGTACAAATTGTACTGATGAACCCTCTAGAGTCGTAATAAATTTCAACTTCCACCCTCATGATATTATTCCAAGGTAAAACAAATGGATAAGGAACGATTGAAACTTATTGTTCATAATCTAGAACTATTGGTTGATTCTCTAAAAGCAGAGGTATATTCTGATGTATCTGCATATAAACCTCGCGTAGAAGCAGAAGTGAGAAGTAAAAATATTGCTGATTATGATGAAATTTTTGAAGACGACGATGGATACCCAGATTAATTAATATGCAAATAAAACTTATTTCAGTAACGCCTGATGCAGAAAAAACAATGGCGTATGTTGCTAGAGTTAGCAACCCTGCGAATCAAGACAACGAAAACTATGCCAAGTTGCTTGCTTATTGTATTAAGCATAATCATTGGTCTGTTTTTGAGCAAGCTCATATGACCCTTGAGATTGAAACCTCTCGTGGTATTGCAGCACAAATCTTGCGTCACAGATCATTTACATTTCAAGAGTTTTCGCAACGCTATGCCGATACCAATCTCTTAGCAACAGACATTCCTATTCCAGAGTTGCGTCGTCAAGATGAAAAGAATCGTCAGAACTCTATTGATGATCTTGGAGAAGAACAAGTATTTGTTATGAATAAAATGATTCAAGACCTCTTCAGAGACGCCCAGGATGTCTATAATTACCTCCTATCGCAAGGAGTAGCAAAGGAGTGTGCAAGGTTTGTACTGCCCCTGGCGACCCCTACACGCATCTATATGACGGGATCTGTGCGCTCGTGGTTGCACTATATACAATTGAGAACCGCAAATGGTACTCAAAAAGAACACATGGAAATTGCTAAAGAATGTCAATGTATTTTTGCTGGTCAATTTCCTATTGTAGCAGAAGCTTTAGGGTGGAATCATGGCAACCTATCCAGTAATTAATAAAACTACAGGTGAACAAAAAGAAGTGGAAATGAGTGTTCACGATTGGGATCAATGGAAGTTAGATAATCCTGAATGGGATAGAGATTGGAGCGATCCATCGACCTGTCCTGGTTCTGGTGAGGTTGGTGAATGGAAAGATAAACTTGTTAATAGAAATCCTGGTTGGAACGAAGTTTTAAAGAAAGCGCAAAAAGCTGGCGCCAATCGTCAAAAATTAACAATTTAACTATGGCAAGAAAAAGAAGACTTGATGATCCTATTGGAGTGGGATTGACCGCAAAACAAATGAGGCGTCGCAAGCCAATTAATTCCGATATGATGAACGATGTTCAGCCATTGACGAATGCTCAACGCAATATGTTTGAGGCGTGGGAAAATAACAAACATCTTTTTGCATATGGTTGTGCCGGCACGGGTAAAACATTTATAGCACTGTTTCTTGCACTTAAGGATGTTTTAGATGAGAACACTCCTTATGAAAAAGTCTACATTGTTAGGTCTCTTGTAGCGACAAGAGAGATTGGTTTTCTTCCTGGTGACCACGAAGATAAGTCATCTCTCTATCAGATTCCATATAAGAACATGGTAAAGTATATGTTTGGGTTCCCCAGTGATCCTGATTTTGAAATGCTTTATGGAAACTTAAAAACTCAAGAAACAATTTCATTCTGGTCTACCTCATTCTTACGTGGCACTACTATGAATGACTGTATCATCCTTGTAGATGAAATGCAAAACTTGAACTTTCATGAATTAGATAGTATAATTACTAGAGTTGGTGACAACTGTAAGATTATATTTTGCGGTGATGCCACACAAACAGATCTCACTAAGTCATATGAACGGGATGGAATCATAGATTTCAAAAAAATAATCGAAGTCATGGAAAATGACTTTTCTGTTATTGAATTTGGATTAGATGATATCGTTCGTTCGGGGTTAGTTAGAAATTATCTCGTTACAAAACTTGCCCTGGCTTTATAATGTTTGTTCATCTAGATATCTTAAAAGATTTTGAAATCGAAGCAAAACTTATAGATGGAGTTAGATATTATCCTATATCTGAAGATAAACTTTATCCGTCTATAACTTCTGTTACGAGTTTTTTCAATAGACAGATTTTTTCAGAATGGAGACAAAAAGTTGGTGAAGAAGAGGCAAATAAAATTACTAAGGTATCAACTGAACGAGGAACTAAATTTCACGATTTGGTAGAAAAATATCTACTTAATATTGATTTAAAAACTCTAGATATCTTACCATCTACTAAGGCACTTTTCCTTTCGGCAAAACCGTATCTAGATAATATAAATAATATTCATGCATTAGAAAAACCACTCTACAGCGATTATTTTGGAATAGCTGGACGGGTGGACTGTATTGCAGAATATAACGGTGAACTTTCAGTCATTGACTTTAAGACATCTAAGAAAATTAAACCAGAAGCGTGGATTGAACAGTATTTTGTTCAGGAAACTGCATACGCCTGCATGTACTATGAAATGACAGGCAAAATTGTTGAAAAAATTGTAACCATCATGGTTGCTGAAAATGGAGAATGCGTCGTCTATGAGAAAAGAAACAAAGCTGACTATATTAAGCTTCTTACCAAGTACATCAAAGAATTCGTCACCCATAAACTTGGAGAGTATGGAGAAAGACTTTAATGACCTGCTCAAAGAAAAGTTTTTGTGTCAATCTAGATTTAGTCAAGACATAGAAAACCTTGTCTTGAATTCTGATTTAAATTATATCGAAGCAATAATTACTTATTGCGAAGAAAATAATATTGAATTAGACTCAGTATCCAAATTGATTTCAAAACCATTGAAAGAAAAAATCAAATATGAAGCACAACAACTGAATTATCTTAAGAAAACCACTCGTGCTAAATTGCCATTGTGAAACCCATTGAAGTATATCAAACGTACTTAGCATTTAAGAATCACTTTACTAAAGAAAATTACGATTTTTTCAAATATTGTGGCAAAGTCAAAACCTCACAGGATGCCTTCAATAAGAGAAAAGATCGTTATTTTTTTGAAAGATTATCTCGTAAAAAAACAGATGACGAAATAATAAAGTTTTTTATTGCTAGTTTCAGTCAGTCTGAAGATCCACAATCAGTTTGGATTGGGGAAATTATAGATTCTGGCGAAAAGAGATATCTTGAGTGGACAAGAAAAATACAGAGTCTGTCTTATATCTTTAAACAAGAATCAGAAGATATGTTGTCTGAAAGCAACTTGAATGGGGTTCTTGATGCTTCAAAGCAACATCCAGTCATTCTAAAAAAGTTCCTGAGCGGTAAAATTAGCATAGAAACCCTTACCATTTGGGATAAAATATTCCTGTTCGGGAATGAGTTTGATAGGAAACTTTTAGACCCAGTGTGGGAAACCGTCAGTTTCAAATTAAAGAAATACAAACCGTTCCTAAATATTGATACCAAGAAATACAAACAAATTTTAAGGGAAGTTGTGTCATGAGTTCTGAGTTTTTCAATTCTCCCATAGTCAGGGCTTCTGCGGTAGAAATTAATGAATTGCAGGAAGAAATGATGAAATTGATGATGAATCCGCCATGGGGCCAAACTTCTGATGACAAGAGGAAAATTGCTAGTCTGATGACTAATCTTCTGGAAAAACAAAAAGTCTTTTGGTTTAGATTAAAATATTCTGATGATCCAGAGGCAAAAAAGATGAAAGAAGATATCTTGGAATCTGCTCGTTTTCTTGGATTAAAACCTAGCCAAACTATTGAATCATTTTTTGATGAACTCTCTACCATTGTAGAAAAACTTGAAAATACAATTGACAATTAACGTCTGGAAAGGTAGAATTAATACATCCCACACACCAAATATAACAAATACGGAGAATACAAATGTCTTTTGCTGATCTTAAAAAACAATCTCGTTCTGGTTCTCTAACCGAGAAGTTAATGAAGAAGGTAGAGAAACTGAATGAAAAAGGAGGGGGTTCTGGTGATGATAGGTTTTGGAAACCTTCTGTAGATAAAGCCGGAAATGGATACGCTGTAGTCCGATTTCTTCCTGCACACCCCAATTGCGAACTTCCTTGGGCTCAAGTCTGGAGTCATGCATTTCAGGGCCCTGGCGGATGGTACATCGAAAACTCTTTGACCACCCTTGGAAAAGACGATCCAGTTTCTGAATACAACCGCACATTGTGGAACAGCGGAAACGATGCAGATAAAGAGATTGCTCGTAAACAAAAACGAAAACTGTCTTATTATACTAACGTCTATGTGGTGAGTGATAAGACTAATCCAGAAAATGAGGGTAGAGTTTTCCTTTATAAGTTTGGAAAAAAAATCTTCGACAAAATCAGTGCTGCAATGCAACCTGAGTTTGAAGACGAAAAACCTATTAATCCCTTTGATTTTTGGCAAGGCGCCAACTTCAAATTGAAGATTAAGAATGTTGCTGGTTATTGGAACTATGATAGTTCTGAGTTTGGCCGTCCAGAACCTCTTTTGGATGATGATGATAAAATGGAGTCAATCTATAATAAAATCTATGATTTGAATGAATTTACTGCTTCTGATCAGTTTAAAAACTATGATGATCTAAAGAAGCGTCTCGATTCTGTTCTGGGTAATAAACAACAACTTCGTCGTCCTGATCCAGAAGTGGAAGATGAAGATGATCAAGGTCCTGTGAAGGAACTTGATGAGGATCTTCGTTCTCAACTTAATAGTCTCAGTTCATCCTCAACTTCTACTGATGAGGATGAAGACGATGCTCTAAGTTACTTCCAACGACTTGCTGAAGAGTGATTATCTGGGGGGACACATGTCCCCCTTTTAAATGCCTGTTAATCGAGGATTGTATCCTTGTTTTGAGTTCGGATTAATATATTGGGAAGATTCTGTATATGACATAATATCTCGCAAATTATCCACAACGACTGAAACATACTCAGTTTTTAAAACTAAAATATTTCTCTTTGCGTCATTTATTCTTACTTCATATTCATAATTTGATACAGCAACAACAGAGTTACCAATTAGTTGTTGTCCCGTCGCATTTTTTACAGTTCCATTTTGTTCCACTGTTACATCTGTAGTTCGTTTAATTGGTAAATTACTAGAAAATTTCTTTTCGGATGTTATATTATTGGTATCTAATGCAGAAATATTGTAATCTGAGTCTACGATTAATCCATCAGGAACGATAACTCTTCTAAAGCCATCTGTAAATATGGATGTTTCATAGTGATGTATTTTTTGTAAATTTTCATCTGAACCATATTTGTCCTGTAGATATTTTTTAAATGTTGAGTCATCCATCGGCCATTCATCTTGAACATTGATAATATTATTTGTCAACAATATGATCCAATCATAAGCCGAGTTTCCATATAATTGTTTTGCAACTTGTTCTGGTCTAATATTTCCTGGAATATTGTATAGTTCAAAAGAAGTTGCTATCCTACCGACATCTTCACGTAATTTCCCTCTCCTAAAAAAGTTTATAACTTCTATGAATTCATCATTGGTATTTCTATCTGCAGTTCTAGAAACATAATTAATTCTGGGAAAAAAACTAAAGTAACCTTTTCTATTCATTTTAGTAACCTATAGTATCTTGGTCGTTGATATTGATTCCACCAAGAGTTGATGCACGACGACCACCATCATCAAAACCTGGGGCTGACCCAGTGTTGTAATCTGTATTGTAAATTGGTTCTAATTCAGAAAAATCAAGTGACATTCTATACGACATTGGATTTCCATCTACATCAGCCATCCAATGATTGTTAGGAGCATAATCAGTTTCAAATCTAGTTAATGCACATGGTTTAAATAGGTGCATTCCTCGTATCCCCCTATTTTCTGCAGTTGTATATTTTAATTCCCAAATATTTGGAGTACCTAAGAAAAAAGACGTTCCACCAAAAGCATCCGCACCGCCATCAGCTGTAAGTTTTTTAGCAGCAGAAAATTCTTTAAATCTTCTTATTATTTTTCTACATATCACAGCTTCCGTAATAGATCTTGGAGTTAATTGATATGTAAACGAAAAGGTTCTCATGGCTGGACCTTTAAATAACAATTCTTGGTTTGAATTTGCGATTACTCCAGCACCTCTCGCTAAGAGTGTTTCTGGAGAAACATCATATCCTAATTTTCCCAATACGCCTGATAAAACTGCTGCTGAAACTCCAGCTTTACCTGCTCCACTCGATGCTTGACCTAGTAATCTTAATTGAGTGATAATAGCAGCCAAATTTTGCCCAGCGTTCTGAACACCAAGAAGATTTCCACCAAGATTTCCACCATATATACCCATCAAATACTGCATCATTTCACTACTTACCATTCCAGAAGCCGCCATGCTTATATTATTCATCGTATCCACATCCCAAGCTGCCGTAGCTGAATCTCTGATTGACTGAGGCATTGGTAAAAATATTGGTCCGCCTACAGGTTCTTTGAGTGGAGATCCTCTTTGTGCTCCTGTTGCCAACACACCACTACCCCTATCATTCGATGCTGTCAATAAAGCAGCTTGATATGGTGGTTGATATGTGTAACACTGGATGACTAAACGATCCATTCCATTACCGCTTGAATTTTCTGGATATATTAATGGTGTTGCCGATGCTGCTGTTTCATTTGCGGTTGCAAAATTTACTGCCAAACCAGTTATAGTTCCTAATGGATTAGTTACAGCACCCGCTAAATTTGAAAGAGTGCTTAAATTAGTTAATCCCCCTCCTCCTGGAGGTGCTGCTGGCGGCGCAGCTGGCGTTCCCATTCCCGTTCCTGTTCCCGTTCCTGTTCCCGTTCCTGTTGCCGCAGGGGCCCCAGCGGTTGGATTGTTTAGTGTCTGTGTTACCCACGAGGGTACTGTACCAGTTGTCCTGGTGCTACCACCTCCCCTCTTGTTTTTGGTGACAGTCGCAGCCTGATTAACCGCTGCAGCAATTTGCTGTTTATATGTATCTTGTAGTGCAGTATTAAATTGTGGATCGCTTATTCTTGATGTGTTCCAGTTTCCAGATGCTGGTCCAAAAATAACATTTGGATTTGAGTTTTGGGTTGGTTGCCCATTTACGGTAGCTTCAATTGCTCTTACCTCTTGGGTACTGCGATCCCACTGCAACTGATATGTTACTGTGCTTCCATCAGGTCTTCTTTCAACAATTGGGGTTTGTAAGTTGATATTTTGAAAAGCCACTATGTTCTCCAGTTCCAGGCTTTGTGTTTTGGATACTTCATTCCATTTCTACCAATAAATTTTTCTGTAGGTAATAATGAAATACTCGACCAATCTTCACTTTTAGGAACTTTGTATAAACTTCCCACTCCAGAATACAAATAATAATGAAGGGAATTTTTAGGTACTATAGACCCTCTTCCTTTATTTATTAGACTTTTGGCAACCGCGTCTCTATGGTCTGGATTTATGTAATGTAGATTTGATCCTATAAATCCATTTTTCCGAAAATCCAGTACGAAAGCTAATGGTTGAAGATCCCAAAATTCATATTTATCGGGAAAAGACGCTCCATATTGAAAAAATACTAAATCTCCAACGGCAACTCCTCCAGTATCACTTTCGTTAATATCTGGGTCTTGTAGACTGGATAATTTTTCTTGAAGAACTGAAATATACCAATCTCCACTTCGATTCTTTTTTCCAGCTTCTTTTTTTATCTCTTCTGCAATCATAATTATATGCCTAAATCCTTTTCGGTCATAATTTTGAATTCATAATTTCTATCGGAACAATATTCTTTTGCTGCTTTCCATTTTGCTTGATTGACCGCCCATAAAGCAATACTGTTTACCCATGCTTTTGTTTTTTTCTTGGGATTTTTATTGGGCATGTCTACTTCTTTTTGTGGTTTTATTTCAATAATCATCACTCTTTTATTGCCTTGATTATCTACGTATTTGATAAAAAAGTCGGGAAAGTATCTATGCCACTTATTATCAACAGGAGATTTATATGGTATAAAAAATTCTTCTGATTGCCACTGATATACGCTTTCGTTTAAATCACAATATCTCATAAATTTTCTCTCCCAGAGAGAACGATAAATTATATTTGTGGGGTCTCCTTTATATTTTTGTGGATACTCTGGTTTATATTTTCCCTTGTAGGACATCTAAATATCTAATAATTAAAGCTTTCATAAAGAGTATTTAGATGTTATCTCCAAGGGAAAGAGCTCAGCAGCACGGTCGTCAAACACCACAATCTGGATCCGCAACCCGTACAAGTTCAAGTCCGCGCAGGCCATCACCCCCAACAGCCAGACCACCAACTACTTTAGATTCCTTTCGGGCCAATGTTGACCCTGCAGGACGTTCTTATGATGAAGGAAGAGATTTTCAAACTTATTTGGGCAGCCCCGCTTTAAGTAATTTTTATAAAGTAAGTTTAGGACTATCGGTTGATCGATCAAGGCACGAGACTTTATCGAGATGGTTAACTTCTGCTGGTGTTTATGGAGCTTCAGCTGATGGGCGTAGATTTGAATTTCTATGTTGTGAAACTCTTATTCCAGGGACAGCTTTAGATGCATTTACTGAACTTGGAAGTTATCAAGGAATAGAAGAATTTTTTCCAGGAAGAAGAATTTATACTGATATAAGTCTATCATTTTATGTCTCGTCTGATTATTTAATTCTTAAATTCTTTCAAGAATGGATTAATTTTATTAATCCAATATCAACACAAAGTGGAGTATTGAGAAGTCCAAATCCAAGTGGATATAATTCACTCTCTGCGAATAATTTTTACCACAGATATCGTTATCCAAATCAATATAAAACTGATATTATGATTCATAAGTTTGAAAGAGATATGCAAAATAGCGTTAGTTATAAATTTCTAAATGCATTCCCAGTAAACATATCATCATTGCCATTAAGTTATGATTCTGCTCAAATTTTAAAAATAATTGTAGATTTCAAATATGATCGATATATCATTACAAGTCATGATGATGTTGGATTGTCGGCAGCTCAACTCCCTGTTCCCAGGGCCGCCCAGGGTGGCGCTCAAGTAGCAGCTGCTACTGGCACTGGGGCCGGTTTCGGTGGTGCTGGAGGAGGCCTCTATTACAACGTTGCTAATCTTCCTACCTCTTTTTCCCTAGGATTGCCTCCTATTGAGTTAGATGGCTCCGCCTTCACCGCTGTGGGGCAGGCTGCCTGGAACTCTGGGTTCTTCACGAACACACCGCCTGCAGCACCCCCTCAAGGGCCATAAATAAAATAAATATCATAACTTATTATGACGTTACCAATTGTTGCGACTCCAACTTATGAACTTGAGTTGCCATCTACTGGAAAACCAGTAAAATATAGACCATTTTTAGTCAAAGAAGAAAAAGTTTTGTTGATTGCTTTAGAAAGCCAAGATTCAAAACAAATTACACTTGCAATTAAACAAGTACTTAAAGATTGTATCCTCACAAAAGGAATAAAGATAGAAACTCTGCCAACCTTTGATATTGAATATTTGTTTCTCAATATTCGTGGTAAATCTGTGGCGGAGAGTGTAGATTTAGTTATTACGTGTGGAGATGATGGAACTACAACAGTCCCAGTAACCGTTTTTATTGATGAAATTAAAGTTAATAAAAATCCAGATCATACTCCCGATATTCAAATAAATGATGATATTACTATTAGAATGAGATATCCATCACTAGATGAGTTTATTAAAAATAATTTTGTTTTTGAAAATACTACTGAAACTGATGTAGAGAGATCATTTGATATTGTCGCTAATTGTATTGAAAGTGTTTATACTAAAGATGATGCATGGGCTTCCGCTGATTGTACAAAGAAAGAACTCATTTCTTGGATAGAAACTTTAACTTCTGACCAATTTAAGAAAATTGAAAAGTTTTTTGAAACTATGCCAAAATTAATGCATAGACTTAGCGTAATCAATCCAAATACTAGTAAAGAAAATGTTGTCGTTTTGGAGGGACTTTCCGATTTTTTCGCCTAACTATGTCTCATATGGATCTTGAGGCATATTTTAGAATTAATTTTGCTCTAATGCAGTTCCATAAATATAGTTTGACTGAGATTGAAAATCTGATGCCATGGGAACGTGACATTTATGTTGCGTTGTTAAAACAACATATAGAAGAAGAAAATCTCAAGGCTCAACAAAGAGCAGCTGCTAACAAATGAAATTAACTTCCATAAGACCAGGATTAATCGCTAGAAAAGGTACTAAAAAGTTAGGATCTGCTAAAAATTTTATTAGTAGTCCTAGTTTTTTTAGTAAAACTGGATCTGCATCTGTAAAATCTGGTATAGGTGGAATTGCACAGGGAAAAGTAACACCAGCCCCCAACGGAATCGCTGGATTAATTAGTAATATTTCTCAAACGATAACGGGTGGTGATACTAATAATATTAATATCAATAAGTTAATTGGAGATAAATTATCTCAACTGAAAGATAAGGTATCTGGCGGTATGCAGATGCCAAATCTTGATGGTCTGATGAATTCTTTTAGTGGAATTGCAGACTACATGAAGTCTTTTACAAATCCAGAATCTTTAAATGGAATAACTTCTGGATTTGAATCACTAACATCTAGTTTACAAAAGACTTTAGATTTAGTAACTACAGTAAGAAAGGTAATATCAAAACTTGTCAAAGAAATTAATTCTGCCGATTTAGGTGGCGGTGGCGCTGGCGGGAGTATCTTGCCACAGGCAGGCGCTGGACTTTTGGGTGCTGGTCTGGCCGGTGCTGCAGGAGCTGGTGCTGCTAAAAAAGGTTTGGGATTCGCAAAGTTTTTATCAAGTAAAAAGTCCCTTGCATTGATGGGACTGGGCGGCCTTGGTATGGCTGCAATGTCTTCTGGGGATGCAAATGCTGCAGAAGCTGCAGATATAAGCACCCAATCAAGACTAATGGATGTTGGTCAAGAAGGAAATCTTACTGAGGATCAAATTGCATTATTTAATTCAACTGTAGAACGTTTTAACGAATATCTTGAAGATGCTAAGAAGACCAAACCATCAGCTGGAGGATCAAAATCAGCACCAAAATCACCAAGAGCAAACCCGCCAGGCCCTGGTCCTGGTCCAGGGCCTGGTAGCGCCTTCATGGGAGCACAGGGCCCAGCAGGTGAAGCTACTAGATCATTGTTAGATACAATCGCATTTGCTGAGGGAACTGCTCATAAACCCAATGACGGATATAACACTCACTTTGGATTTGACCAAACTCAAGATCTAAGTAAACACCCAGATATAGTAAAACATTCTAATGGTATTTCAAGTGCTGCATTTGGTCGTTATCAGTTCATGCCTGCCACTTGGGCAAACATAATGGGTGGCTCCATGGAGCCTGCCAGACAAGATACTGCTGCTGTCAGATTAATTATACGAAGATTAAATAATGCCGGAATTAAAGTTAAAGATGAAAATGAATTGGAAACTCTTTTACAAAACGAAGGATTAAGCCAAAGAATTTCAGCAGCACTTGCTCCAGAATGGGCATCAGTCCCAACTGCAGCTGGAACAAGTTACCACGACCAACCCGTTAAAAAATTAGAATTACTTCAAAAAGTATTTGCAGAGAGATTAGTTAAACAAAAAGCTGCCGCTCGAGCGGCTGGAACTACTGTAAACCCACAGACAGGAACTAGTATATCTGCAAACCCAGCCACAGCAGCAGCAGTTGCTCAACAACCACCATCAGGTACAGGCACTTCAGGAACACCTGCCTCATCACCAGCACCTGGCGGCGTAACTGTATTAAACGCTGGCGGCGGGGCCGGCAAACAACAACAACGCACCACCGCCACTACTCAAACAGGACAAAACCTTGGCAACACCATGGTCTGTCTTCCAGCTGTAGTGAATCCCATCTTGGCCGTGCAATGCACTGCGGCTCTTTTAGGCATTGTTGGTAAACGGTGAAGTAAATGCCCATATCTCCTATTACAAAACAAAAAAAACTTATAGATTCTATTTTTAATAAATCTAAAAAAACTTTGGGCAAATCTCAACAATCATATGCGGAATTTAGTAATTTTCTTACTGGTGCAGCAAAAAAAATAAACAAAGCTCCTTTCCCCACAAGATCTGAATTAGAACAGTTTAAGACAAAAAGTGTTGCTGGTTCTAAACAGAACGGCGGCGGACTATTAGGTAACGCATTAAGTGGTATTGCTGCTTTTGCTGGTGGCAAAGGTGCTGCTAAGGGAATTAAAACTGTTTTGGGAAAACGAGTTGGAGATGAAGTAGCTAAAGAAGGAACGGAAAAACTAACTAAAGCCACAACTGAAGCCGTAGGAAAAGAAACTGTAGATCGTGCTTCTAAATCAGTAGGCAAAAAGAGCCTAGAAAGAGGGGCTTCAAAGATGTTGGGTAAAAAAATTCCAATCATTGGAGCTGCTTTGGGAACTGCATTTGCGGTAGAAAGAGCTATGAGAGGAGATTGGTTAGGTGCTGCGGGAGAACTCGCTTCTGGTGTTGCTTCAACAATTCCAGGTGCTGGAACTGCTATATCTCTTGGCATTGATGGTGCTTTAATTGCCAGAGACGTACAACAAGAATCCAAAATGATTCCAGATAAAACAACAATTCCTACAAAGAATGCAACTATTGCTCAACAGTCTGATATGAAAACGCAACAAAAATTAGACAGCACTAGTACTGTATCATCAGGAAGTTCAATGGTTGATATTAATAAGTTTGCAATGGTTGTTGATAAATTTGGAGAATTGATTAAAACGGGTGTCGTACCGTCTGGTGGTGGTTCAGGAGAGCATGATGAGGGAAGTCCAACTGCGGATGAGGGCGGAAGCAATGAAGCTCCGCCTCCAGGTGATCCATATACTGGGCCCATCTCTGGTAACCAATTTTTCCCACTTCCAGGTGGAATACTATCCAACAGAGCTGTTGGTTACCCAGGCGGCGAATATGGAGCGCCAAGAAATTATCCAGGTGGACATAGTGGACAAGATATTGGTGGCCACGATGCTGGCGCTCCAGTAGTCGCTTGGAAGACTGGAAAAGTATCTTTTACTGGAAGTGTAGAAGCCGGAGATACAATTATAACCATAGATCATGGACAAGGTATACAATCCGTCTATAAACATGTTGTTCCTACGGTTAGTCATGGAGATACTGTTTATGGCGGCCAACAAATAGCATCACTATTTGATTGTAGGGCTTTTGACCCCCATTTACACTTTGAAGTCTGGAGTAATGGTTCTCATAAAAATCCCAACCCAGAACTTTCACAATCTCAAAAAATTTCATCTCCGATGACTGCGGCAAAAGCAAAAGAAGAACATGATAAATCTTCAACTGCTCAAGCCACGGCTTCTTCAACGGCATCAGCTTCTGGACTAGAATATACAGGATCAACATCTGCAAAATCTACAGTTATCGGCGATAGTATTGCTTCGGGTATTGCTAATCAAATGGGATTATCTGGGAAGTACAGTAAAGTAGGTGCAAATGCCAGTGCTGTTATGGGGTTTGCACAAAAAGCAGTAGCGGCTGGAGAAGTAAAAGGTAGAAATATTATACTATCATCTGGGATTAGTAATGATACTAATAAAATGTCAGATGTTAAGGCTATTCTGCAATATCTAAAAGATCAGGGCGCTTCTGGAGTTCAACTAATGGGGACCAGTCAGGATAGACAAGATCTTTCAAAAGTTAATCCAAAACTTTCTGCATTAGCAAAAGAATTTCCTGGATTCGTACAGTTTACTGGTGGATTTAAGACTACGGATACTATTCATCCAGATTATGTACAACAAGCAAACAATCTGAGAACTAAAAAACAACAAGCCTATGACCTTGAAATGCAGTTAAGAGCTGACATGGCAAATAGTAGTAATGCAGCAGTAGTCATACTAAATACTGTTGATCCTGGGGGATCAGCTGCCAAGACTCTCCACTCAGCGACCAAAAAGGTTGCTGAAGTGCAGGCGTTCGTACAACAAACGACTAGTAACGCAGCAACGGCAGCTCTTGGTCTGCTACCAAGACTATGGTGACAATGAAATCTAAGCAAAAATTATGGCAGCAATAGGTCTAGAGTCATTTAAGTATAAGAAATTTCAAATAACCTCTCATGTAAGTGGGAGAGTTGTAGATATTGCTAATTCTGTTGTTGACTTTAATTACTGTGAAGATTTAATGTCCCCAGTTGCTTACGCAACTGCGAGAGTTTTGAACACCTCTGGTCTTTACAGTGGATTGCCAATAAGATGTGGTGATCGAGTGGAGATAGAATTTACCAGTTTACATGGTACAATGGTATTTTCTGGTGATAGATCGTTTTATGTGGGTTCTCTTGGTGGTCTGCAGGCAGAAGAACGAGTAGAAACATTTGATATGATGCTCTATTTTAAAGATTCTATTTCAAATGAGACTACTAGGGTTATAAAAAAATATGATAGTAAAGTAAGAATTGATCAACATATTAGGTCCATTCTTCTTGACGTTTTAAAAGTTAAACAAACAAGAATATCAAAGATAGAAGAAACTTTAAATACCTACGGATTTCATGGAAATTTCAAAAAACCATTACACACTTGTGTTTGGTTATGCCCCAAAAGTATTCCAATTACTGGAGGTGCAACTGGAACGTCTGGGAAGGGAATTACAGCAAAAGCAAAAGGTAGTGCTGGTTACTTTTTCTATGAAACATATGATGGATATAATTTTCGGAGCGTCCAAAATTTAGTATCTGGAAATAATGATGATGTTAATAAAAGAGTACAGACATTTACTTGGAGTGGATTGATTGAAGGCGATTCGAGTTTAAAAAACACTACAAAAATCATTAGTTATTTTGTTGTGCAGAATAATGATTTACTTGAGTCACTATTGATTGGATTATATTCAAATCGCACATATTTCTTTGATCCATATAAACAAGATTTGGATGTATATAATTACACCTTAAAAGAAGAGATGTCATCAGCTGAGTTTAATACTTTATCCAGAAGAAAAGTACTGAACGTTCCTGATCAATTTACACAAATTCCATCTAGAATTTTATCAAGGACTTCTGATAGAGGAATGTTTACGGATTCTTTGAGTGAAACTAGTGGAAGAGAGAATGCTGATATAGCAAAAGCAACTTCTCGTTATAATTTGGTATTCTCTCAGTCTATAAATATCAATATCGCATTAAATACTTCATTGAGAGTTGGAGAAACAGTAAAAATAATTTTACCAAAACCAAATAATAAAACTCAAACAGAAGTTGATGTTGATGATGAGACAAGTGGATTATATGTAATTAGTGCCTTAAGACATTCTTGCGTACTAAACGAAAATCTCACAGCATTAAGTTTAATTAGAGATTCTTACGGATTATACCGATCATAGACATGGAAAATATCGAAAAACATATTCAATCAGATAGAGATGAGTTGTCAGATCCAACCATTTCGTCCCAACGTCGTCGTCACGTTGAGGATGAATTAGAACAACTTGAAGCATATCATGCTAGACATCCAGAGGATGACCATGATCCAACACCATTGGAGTTGTTTTGTGATGAAAACCCAGATGCATCAGAATGTAGAATTTACGAAGATTAATAATGTTAGATCACTCTTTAGTTAACACTAATTTTCTCGGAAGAGACAATTTTGTATGGTGGATTGGACAAGTTGCTCATCCAAAATATTGGAAAAATGCGTCCACTGCTATTGGAGAAAAAATAGATACAAGTAAAGAGTCTACTTCTTGGGGATATAGATGTAAAGTACGAATCATTGGATATCACCCGTTCTCGGGAACAGAACTTGAAGATAAAGATTTGCCTTGGGCTCATGTTATGGTTCCCCTTACAGAGGGAACAGCACAAGGTGCTTTGGGATCAACTTTATCTTTGGTTGGGGGAGAGTGTGTATTTGGATTTTTCTTAGATGGAGATGAAGGCCAACAACCTGTAATTTTCGGTGCTTTACACCGACCAACAAGTGCAGTCAGTATGATTACTGATCAAGATATTTTAAGTGAAAAAAGTAGTGCATTTAAACCATTTAGCGCCCCAGGCGCACGGGGAGCCACACAAGTACCAGCTAGCGACGGAGGAGATATCCCACCAAAACCACCAACCCCACCAGCAGCATCAGTTGGTGTTGGTACTACTGGAACGGGCGGATCTGAACAAAAACAACAAGACAAAGATGCATTATCTAAGGAAAGTGTAGCTGATACACAATTTGGTGAACCCCTTAATGTACAGATTCCAAATGGTTGTGATCAGGATTGGTTTTCTGAAATTACAAATACAATTAGGAGTTTTCTTACAACAGTTAATAGTTTAACATCATTTTTAGGGACATACGTAAGTGCTGTACAGAATGCACTTCAAGATATTCAAAGATTAGTTAGAAAATCTGGATTAATTATTATCGGAATTATTAAAAAAATTCTGAATAACTTAAGGAAGAAATTAATAAAGAGAATAGTAAAAGCCTTGAAAAATTTTCTTGGCCTTACTGTTCCAGATCCACAACTAGAAGCAATTACAAAAGCAATTAATAAAATTCTTGATACCATCTTTTGTATTTTTGAAAAGTTGGGAATTGATATTCTGGGATTTATCATGAATTTTCTCACACAAATGGTGGGGAGAACAATTGCTGCTCCTTTATGTGCTGCAGAACAAGCAACAGCTGCAATGATATCGAAGTTATTAAATGAACTTGATAAATTATTAAAACCAATTCTTGATGGCATTAGTTGGCTTGTTGATGGTTTGGGTATGGTAGGCGGAGTTTTGCGTCAAGTATCATCTTATGCAAGTATGATACTTGGTTTCTTAGACTGCGATAAACTCTCATGTAAAAAAGTAGTTGATTGGTCATCTGGTTGGGGATTAAGTACAAAAGCTGCCACAAATATCTCTTCTTTCCTTGATAATGTTACAATCATGGACGATTTGATTACTGGTGGGGAATCAATGACATTGGATCAGTTAGCTGCTGAAGGAGAAAGTGGGTTATCTGTATTGACTATTTTGGGTGGAAACGCTGCTAGATTTGTAAGATGTAATCAAACTAGAGACAATCCAAGGACTCAAGACGATATCGGAAATACTCCAAATGGGTACACTTTTCCAAAATGTATTCCACCAAAAGTAGAAATTATTGGTCAATCTAAGAAAACAGCAAAAGCATATGCTATCGTTTCTTCTACTGACAGGACTATAATGTCAATAGAAATAACCGATCCAGGACTTGGATATAAGGAACCTCCAGTAGTCAGTATAATTGATAAGACAAATCATGGCGGTGGTGCCGATGCCGAAGCAATTATTGATTCTAAAGGAAGTGTTGTCAAAATTTATTTGAGAGATCCTGGAATTGGTTATTGTCTTGGTAATACATATTGGCCTAAAGGAAAAGAGCCAGAGGAATATGAAGATGTAGGCCTTCCAGATACAGATCCTCCAAAAATTAGATTTACTACTCCAAATGACGATTCGGTTGGAATTGATACGGGAATCAATTTCTCGATAACTTTCAATGAGCCCGTTTATACAAACTTAGGAAGAATTGTCATCAAAGAGTCAAAAACTAATGCTATATTTGCTGATATTGATATCAATGATGCTTCTCAAATTTCTTTTAACACTAGATATACTCTTGTAGTAAATCCCAAAGATAATCTAAAATTTGACACGGAATATTATATTAATATGACGCAAGGTTGTTTAACTGATGTTGCAGGCAATAAGTTTTTGGGAATTAATGATAAGGAAACTTATAATTTTTCTACCAAGGCCCAAGCAGGCATTAGTAGTGTTCCTGTGGGCATTATTACATCTATAGTAGTGGATAAGCCTGGAATTGGATATACTTCAGGCGATAAGGGACAATATGGAGATTGTAAATTTGATCTAGTATTAAATCCCTCTGGATCTGTCATTGGAATTACAAATATTGTGTGTGCTAGTGATAGGAAATATACCTCCATCCCAACAGCTACGATAAATAGTCGTGAAGGATACGGTGCAAAATTGTTGCCAGTAGTAGATTATAGCCCAGACATCACATCTGGAGACGACATAACACCTCGAGCTCGAGATCTTGTAATTAAAGTTATTGATTGCCCAACGAGAAGTAGACCATCATGAATTATTATTTCAAACAATTCCCTGGATTTAGAGTATCCTCTGGAGTTAAACTAAAATTAGGTGGAGATAAAGGAAGAACAACCGATTGGGTTACTGTAACTGATAATGGTCAGGGAATAGGATTTTATACGGATGGAATATCAAGAATAAGAACAAATAAAACCTCAATGGATATTTGTGGTAAAAGTTGCAAGGAAGATGAGCCAGCTAAAATTATATTTGCTCAAAATGGTGCAATTATTCTTGAAGCTGAAATGGGAGATATCGTATTAAAGGCAAGAAATATAAGACTTGAAGCCACTGCAGATAACGGGGAAGTTACAATTGTCTCACCCAAACATGTTCACATTAAAGCGGCAGTTGCTAGAATAAATGGAACTCGTGTAAATATATTAGGTGACCAATCATTAGAATGTATTTCATCTGGAGCGGCTTCGGTTTCTGGGGAAACAGGAACTAAAGTTGTAAATGGCATAGATGAAATAAAAGGAGGAAATTTTTTATCAAAACTTCTTGCTGCTTATGAATCGGCCAAAAAATTCTTTAATGACGTTTTTGAATAAAAAAGAGGTTTAATCATGGCTAGCACAGTTCCAACATTACTTTCCGATAAAATTATTTGTGGTGCAGTAGATACATCATTCTTGACACTGAGTGCTAGACTTTTGCCTGGGACCATTGTTGGAAATGGACCTTGTTATTTTGGTATGCCTGGATCCATTGGTGTTGCTCGTGCAACCGTGATGATTGGACCTCCAATTGGCATATCTGTTCCAGCTTCTTTAGAGGTTATTGGTATATCAAATATTTACGGGAGTCTTAATGTATTCGCCATAAGTAAATTTACTGGATTATGTACAAAACTTGGTACTACAATTAAAAAGGCCTTGAGTCTAAAAAATGGAGTCGATATTAAAAACGCTCTTTCAACAACAAACGGAGTCGCAGTAAAAAATGCAACTGATAACGTTGCTGGAGTATTAAATGTTGCAGGAAAAATCAATTGTGCTTGGTTAGATGCTCAAATTTCAGCCGCAATGGCATCTCCACCAAAAACATTTGATATGCACCACCCAACCAAAAAGGGTTGGAGATTGACTCATGTTTGTATTGAAGGTCCAGAAGCTGCAGTTTATTACAGAGGTAAATTGGAAGGATCGAATATGATTGAACTTCCAGATTACTGGAGAGGATTAGTTGACCCAGAAACTATTACAGTTCAACTTACTCCTATTGGAGTTTATCAAGAATTATCGTATGAAATTTCTGATTGGGGAACAAAAATTAAAGTTCATAATAACGCAGGAAGTGCAATAAATTGTAGTTATGTAATCTTTGGCGAAAGAAAAGATATAGATAAAATAATCGTAGAATATGAAGGCAAAATAGAAGATTATCCAGGAAGAGATCAGAGATCTATCGTTGGTTATCATTATGATTATAGACCAGGGGTTAATGCTTAATGTCAAGAACAAAACCAGAAGATATTGCAAAAAAATTAAGAGAAGAAAGTTCCGATTTGGATAGACAGGCATCTCAAATGCTTGAACAGCTTACAATTATTGATGCAATTATTGATGAATATGATGAGGTTATTGATAGAGTAGATCCCAAAACTCTACCTCTAACACAGGAAATCAATAATGCAATCCAATCAGTTGCCAATGCATATGATACCAGAATTTCTTCTGGTTGCAGAAACAATTTAATTTGGCAAAGACAAACATCCGTCCCTGCCTGGAGAGGTCGTGGCGGCGGTTTCGGTAATATTGAAACTTGGAGAGTAGTGAAAGACGCTTCACAATTTCGTAGTATTGGATTTTATGGCGTCAAATATTATAGAAAACCCCAAAACAGGGAATATGGTGCAAATATTGTAACGGAAATTCCTGACGCAAGCGTTGATATTAACACTAAAGTTTTAGTAATTCATAACGCGGGGTTGACGGGATTGGTTGGTGTCACAACTGGCGACTTTGTGACTGATGATCTAGACGAACCACAGGTTTGGCCAGGTGGCAATTTACCAAGGGTGACTGGAATTGGCACTACAAGTTACTATGAATCAACATTTAGTTTTAGTGGATTCTGTACTGCTTTTGACAATAAAATTTACTCTGATGGTAGTGTAGGAGTTTTAACCTCAGCAAATATTGGAGATCGAGTTTTCATCCCAGATCTAGCAATTTTTGCCCCAAATACAGTTATTACTGGATTTGGAACTGCAGATTATAATAGGGAGTTTGTTGAATCGTCTGGAATTACTTCATCTGTTACTGTTACGATTAGTTTTGCAACACTAAATCAAAATACAATTGGTGGCGGAACTTCATTATCATTTCGGGTTGGAATAGTATCGACGTTTACTTCAATCTTCCTAAGTACGATTACTAGTGTTGGAGCAGCTCGCAGTTCTTTTGTTGTAGTAAGACCTCCCAACGTGACTGATATTTCATTTGAAAGCACAAAAAATCCCATAGATCCAATTGAAATTGGGATTGTCAACGCAGGGAAAATTGGTGGCGGACATAAATTAACTCTCATTAATAATAAGGAACCAAATATAATTGCACAATGGAGAGAAGTAGTAGGAGATCCTGAGCCAGCCGTTGGCGCTGGTTCAGCGTTTTACTATGTTGGAAACTTCTCTTGGCCAACAATAACACGTTGCACCCAAAGTGGTGCAGGTGGTGCAGGTGGTGCAGGTGGATCCGTCTGTACCACTGTATATGCACCAGAAGGAACTACAGTTACTATTTCCACTGGATCCACACTTCCACAAAGCCAATTGTCATATGCTTCTACAAGTCCATCGATTACTGGGAACTGTTCAACTATAGACGCAAATATAACTGCAGCAGAAAATTTTATGAATGCTAAGATTTCTCAAAATGTACCTAGAATAAATCATTACATTGATGGTGCAGAAAGTCTACGAAAACTTAGAGATGAACAAGAAACTACGGCTTGGTCAATGTTGCAAGGTATTGCATATTTACAAGATAAAAAACGTTCCTATGAAAAAAATGCAAGAAGTATTGAACAATATAACTGGAAAGAATTTGGGTATTGACAGAACCCCCAAAATCTTTGTATAATAAGTCTGTCTGTTGTTATGTGCATGGAGCTTAATTTCAATGGGAATGTTTGATTATGTTCGTTCCTCGTATAACTTAGGAGCCCAACATACAAATGTAGAGTGTCAAACAAAGGATATTGAAGATTTTGGAATTGGAGGCACACTATCCCATTTCTGGATAGATCCTTCTGGATATTTGTGGTGTGGTGACTATACGGGAACGTCTACATTTGAACTGATTCAAGAAGATGATCCACGATATGATCCACAACGATTATTTTTAAATTATGAATGGGTTCCTACAGGAAAACGAGGGAAATATCATGTTCATAATATCACAAAATATATTGAAATTTATCCTGTCACTTGGAAGGGCGATTGGGAGAACTGGCCAAGATGTAAAATTCATTTTAAAAAAGGCAAAATAGTTGACTATGAAACATTCTCAAGACATCAAATCAGGATCTGAATTATTATTAGAAAATTTAGATATCCTTACGAAAGAAATCTTTAATCTGAATACTAGAATAACTCAAATTGAAAAAGCCTTACGGGATCTACGATTAGATACGGATGGACATCAATTTGAAATACAATCTATTCAGACTGCCTGTGAACAATTATCAGATGAATTGCTGAAATTAGAAAGGGAATATTATGAAACCCCCCAACAGGGGACACTTTAAAAATTGTCCACTTGACATTTTGGATTGGCCACTCTATACTAAGTAAGTAATTCAAACAAGTCCAAATGGAAGAATTCCTCACCAAAGTTGTTGTGGACGTTGAAAATCTAAATTTTCATCTCTATTCAAATGAAGGAGATTCTAAAACTGTAAATTGTGATTCCGCAGAACAGTTTGTCGATGTATTGACGGTCTGTAAAAATCTTTGTCAACCCGAACATCTCACGTATGCGCCAGGAATTTGAAGTACCAAGTAACATATCAAAAACCAAAGAAAAAAGGATTCTCCACCCAACAAGCAACATTCCTAAAAATCGAAGACGCGGTATTTTGGGAGAATCACATCAAAATTCAAGGATGTCAAAGTATTACAATTACACCAGTTTAATCATGCAAATTTCCGACCCCATCAAATATTACACCCTTTCAGCTATTATTGGATTATTGGCATTTAGTATTGGAGGCCAAGTTTCTACAGTAGGTGCAACTAATGAGACGTTGAAAATGTGCAACCAAAACAAGAATGAATGTAAGTTCAAATACGACATTCTGATGTACACCGAAACGGGTAAAGTCCCATCTCCTACAGTTGTAACTGTTTCTGAAGCCAAGAAATAATCTTGGTTTTTTATGGGGCGGTGGTGAAATCGGTAGACACACCAGACTTAAAATCTGTTGGGCATTGCCCGTGGGAGTTCAAGTCTCCCTCGCCCTATGGCACTAAATAATTTTACGTTGCCTCTTTAGCTCAGTGGTAGAGCAACGGTTTTGTAAACCGTTGGTCATCGGTTCAAATCCGATAGGAGGCTTCCGCTTTTGCGGATAGGTGGTTCCACCGATATTTCGGACAGGGGTTCGATTCCCCTTATCTCCATTTCGCGGGGATATACTGGTTTCGACGGGGTGTTATGGGGAATTACTGAAACCTGCTTGGATAAGCAAAAAATAGATGCCAAAAACATCGAAGCCGCGAACAAGATTGTTCGCTTCTCCCGTCAGTCTGCTCCTGTAGCTGCCTGACCCATATAAGGGAGAACGGGGTCAAGTCAGCCTTGTTACCCAAGTGACTCTTGAGGGTGAAATGCCCTCCCCAAATGATAAGGGGGAATTATGTCTCTTATTTCGCAACGAGATAGACAACTTGCTATTACCGCTTTTAATCACTATATTGATTTTCTTTCCAGTGAAGTAGAATTCCTTGAGAAAGAAGATATGCTAGATGATGTCAATTATGAAGAGTATAAATCAGAACTAACTGAATCCTATGCTCTAGTGAATTGGATCAAACTAGAATATCAAAAAAATGAAAATTAATCTGTGGTATTGTAGAGAGATGAAACAGTGGCGATGGACTCTTGTAGATGATCATCGACCTATTATAAAACAAGAATCTGGCCAAAGACCCGATCTCAGAGATGCAATGAATGATGTTGCCGATACTGTAGAATATCTGTTAGAGTATCAATGCCCGAATGGTGAAATTGGTAAACACGCATGACTTAGGATCATGTGCTTCGGCTTGGAGGTTCGAGTCCTCTTTCGGGCATTGCTATTTGCGCTGGAGCTGATAATCCAGAATGCCGTAGCAAAATTGGGGAAGTGATCCTGCGGTTCCGTCCAAGAGCTCTCCTTCCCCTCACACACAAACACACAAGGAGTAAAATTATGACACCTTACGAACTTAGATTCAACATTTTTCAGGAAGCAGAAGCACTAGCAGATCGTCAGTATCAATCTGAATATGCTGCTGTTACAATGTGGAATGAAAAACAATGTGACTCAAATAACTTGAAAGAATTTCCAACATTTCCTACTTTTGAGTATATTCAACAACTTGCCGAGAATATTAATAACTTTGTAAGTTCTAATTCTAAGTAAAATATCGGGGTGGCAACACCCCCATCAGTATTCCTCTGTAGCTCAGCGGTAGAGCGGTCGGCTGTTAACCGATTGGTCGCAAGTTCGATCCTTGCCGGGGGAGTCGGGGAATTAGCTCAGTTGGTAGAGCATCGCCTTTGCAAGGCGGTTGTCAGGGGTTCGAGTCCCCTATTCTCCATATAAATTATAATAGTGCGATGATTATCTAATGAGAATTATTGGAATTAGTCCGAGTCATGATTCTTCTGTATGTGTCTTGAATGATGGAGTTATTGAAGGATTCTATAAAGAAGAACGGTTTTGTGGAATCAAGAAAGAATCGAAACCATATCTTTCTGTATTAGAGGCACATAAAAATCTTAAAGGTTCAGTTGATGCGGTAGTTATTTCTACTCCAGATAGTATTGAAGCTGATCATGGAATTTCAAAACTCTCTAAGAGACTGTTTGATTGTGAAATTATTGATTTGTCTGGTTGCCATCACATTACACATGCTGCATTAGCTTTTGAAAATAGTGAATTCAATGAGAGTCTAGTCTTTGTCATTGATAGAAATGGGTCAATTATTGATTATCTGAGGGAATCTGAAACTGTAATTGTTGCCAAGAAAAGTCCATATTCATTTATTGAGATTTATAAGAATTATTGTTCTGTTGCTCTGGGCTCAGTTGCGACTCCTGTCGTTGATAATACCATCAATAAACTCAAAAAACAAAAACCAAATATAAAACACATATGTAGAAGTTGTTTCAATACTGTAAAAGTATATGAGTCTGCAACAACTTTAATTGGAGAACATCCTCTGGAAAATGGTAAAACCATGGGACTTTCTGCATATGGAAATTCTGCAGGATACCCAGATCTTTTTCTAAGAAGTTTGGATACAGATGTATATTGTGTTCCACATGATTCATATTTCTCTTATGAAACTCGGTTATCACAAGTCACACCAGTTAATTTTAGAGAACTAAATCATTTGTCGTCAAACGGCGTTCCCAAAAAAGATTATGACGTTTATGCTGATTTTGCAAAACACGTTCAGAGTCAGACTCAGGAAGAAATATACAGAATGATTCAACACTGGGTCTATAAAACTAAAATTAAGAATGTAGTTATCACTGGTGGTTATGGTCTGAATGTTGTTGCAAATTCTTATTTTGTAGAGAAACTGCCTGATGTCAATTTCTTTTTTGAACCAATGGCAGATGATACTGGAAATAGTATTGGTGGTGCTCTGTTAGTTTATAAAGAAAAATCTCAAACACTTCAATCTCACCCACTTAAAGATACATTCTTTCATGGACATCATTATTCTTTAGATCATATTGAGGGATCTACTGTAACTGTTGATGATATTGTCAATCTTATTGCAGATCAAAAATCAGTCGCTGTTTATCAAGGTTTTTCTGAAGCCGGTCAACGTGCATTAGGTAATCGTTCGATTCTTTTTGATGCTACTAACCCAGATGCAAGAACCCTCGTTAACTTAATTAAAAAAAGAGAATGGTATCGTCCATTTGCAGCAATGATTCTTGAAGAAGATGCAAATGAGTATTTTGATATGTTGGGACTGAAAAAAAGTGAGTCAATGACAAACTCATTTCAAGTTCGAGAACAATATGTAGAACTTTTAAAAGGCATTTGTCATGTAGACGGATCTTGTCGATTACAAACAATTGACCAATCACACTCTCTGTATGAGTTACTCGTGAAATTTAAAGAGAAAAATAACGTTGGCATTGTATTAAACACCAGTTTTAATTTGGCTGGAGCCCCTTTAGTTGAAACTCCAGAAGATGCAATCAAAACTCTTCGTGAATCAACTTTAGATTATCTTTGGTTTCCCGAAATTAAAAAACTATTGACAAAATAGATTATATCTGTTATTATTTGTATGTGTGAAGGAAGTGCTATTGGAGGGAGATGTCCCTCCTTCAACTATTAAAATCCATGACTTATAAACCATATAGTCCAGAGTGGCATCGCAAAAGATATCTTAAAGAAGCAATAGATAAGTATCTGGACGAACAAATTGATAATGAAGTTATTCTAAACGATCTTTGCGATATTCTCTCGCAAAGATCCGAACAAGCATATGAGGAATTTACTAGAATCAACAATCTGGAATCCAGAATTAAGTGATTAATTCTAAATAATCCTATATGGAAATTGCATATGCTTTCTACTCAATATCGTCTTCGTCTTGAATCTATTTGTGAAAAAATTGTTCTTCACGAGGAAGTAAGTCTTGAGGATATGATTTGGGCAGAAAAACTTGCAAAGGCAAATCGTTCTGCTGCGACGATACTTCGTCAGGCAAGAAGGAAAGCAGAAAATCCTAATATGGATGCAATGGACGATTTTATGAATCAACTTGATATTGGTGGATTGGGACACGAACGATTTGGTCGTCGTGGTTTTGATAATCCAGATGATCTACACGATTGGTTTAAACGTGACGAGGATCAAACTGATTGGAGACAGAGAGATTGAAACATGCGCTAATTGTTTCTTTATGTTTTTTGCCTCTTGCTCTTATCTACATAATTATGAAAGTATCTCTGTGGCTGTCCTCTAGCATATCAGAAGTCAATTATGTCAGAGAAGATGCAAAACGATCACACGGACCATATATGGTCAATCCATATGCAGACATTGACGAGGAGGATGAGGAATATGGAAGTCAGTCAGATTATCAATGATGCTATACTAGAATGGTATTCTGATCAGGGACAAGAAGTTCCTCGATGGAGAATGCAAAAAGACCCACAGTGGTGGATTGATTATATAAAAGAATTAAATCAAAAAAAGGGTCACTAATGACTTACGAAGAGTTTTTGGATATGCCTACAACTTTTCTAGATGATATGGATAAACTGATACAGATCAAACACAAATACCGTATGGAGTTTACGGATGAGGAGAAAGAAATTAACCAACATCTTCTCACGTATGAAGAAGAAATGAGACTCAATAAATTGAGATATCAGTTTGAGAAGTGTTGGGAAATCAAAGAGGATTGAAAAAATACGGGAATTTTACTCTTCTAAATACAACAGAAGATATTAGGTTTGAGCTAATAAGATGCCTCTATCAAGATTAGAAAATTTCTTAAAGAACGCTGAAGGCAATATTTTATATGTGAATCCAAGCGACTTTGATGCCACGGATAGTCTCGAAAATAGAGGCAATTCTTTAACTAGACCATTCAAGACAATCCAAAGAGCTCTAATTGAAGCAGCAAGATTTTCATATCAAACTGGAAAAAATAATGATAGGATTGATAGAACAACTATCTTAACTTTTCCAGGCACTCACTATATCGATAACAGACCAGGATACACTGTACAAGAGACTGGTGGTGTTGCAGTCTATAAAGCGAGAAGAAATAGTTCTTATATATCACAGACTCTTCAAGAGTTTACAACAGAAACTAACTTTGATATCCTTGATAGGAACAACGAATTATACAAATATAACTCTGTTGAAGGTGGAGTTATTCTTCCTCGTGGTACTTCTATTATTGGTTTAGATCTCCGCAAAACAAAGATTAGACCACTCTATGTGCCGGATCCAGAGGATTCTAGATTTGAGTATACTTCCATTTTTAGAGTAACGGGTACTTGTTACTTTACTGCATTTACTATATTTGATGGAGATATTTCTAAGACCTGTTATTATGACTTTGACAGCAATGTAAGAAGACCAACATTTTCTCACCACAAACTATCTTGCTTCCAGTATGCTGATGGAGTAAATAACATCATTATTGATGGTGCTGATAGTCAGCTGACCGATCTTGATATGTATTATTACAAGATTGCGAAAGCTTATGGTGATGCATCTGGTAGAGCGATTGGAGACTTTCCAACTTTTGATGATTTCGAACCAAACGTTGACGAATTTAGAATTGTTGGTGATCTTTCTGCTGATCCTATTGGCATTACGTCAATTAGAGCTGGAGATGGTAATACATCATCTACAGTTATTACTGTTGATACGTTAAGAAATCACGGACTGTTCAAAGATACTCCTATTTTAATTGCTGGTATCACTACTAGTATTCAATCGTATAATGGATCTTTCTTAGTTAGTGAAGTTATAACAGACAGGCAGTTTAGATTTGTTGCTCCATCTGCACCAGGAAATCCATTACCTATTCCACAAGAATTTCAAAATTCTTCTGTTATTATTGAACCTGATACAGTAAGTTCTGCATCTCCATACGTTTTTAACTGTTCACTCCGTTCTGTTTACGGTATGAATGGTATGGATTGTAATGGTGACAAAGCAACAGGATTTAAGTCCATGGTTGTTGCTCAGTTCACTGGTATTTCAATTCAAAAAGATGACAATGCATTTGTTATCTACAACCCAGATACTGCAGTATTTAATGACACCAATACTGTTTCTGACGCTGAAAAACCGTTACACTCAAACTCAAAGGCAATTTATAAGCCTAGGTATGAAACTTCGCACATGCGTATTCGTAATAATGCAGTTGTGCAAATCGTTTCGGTGTTTGCTATTGCATTTGCAAGACATTTCCACGCAGAGAGGGGGGGAGATGCTTCAATTACGAACTCCAACTCAAACTTTGGTCAGACCGCACTAGAGTCTGAAGGTTTTAGACCACAATCGTTCGATAGGGATAACACTGGTTACATCACACATATCATTCCACCAAGAGAACTTGTAGAGGAAGAAACCACTGTATCTTGGTTGACAATTGACGTAGCTAAAACTGTAGGAACTGCAAATACAAGTAGATTGTATTTGTATGGTTATGATACTCTAGAAATTTCTCCACCATCGCAGATTGACTCATATCGAGTTGGTGGTAAAAAGGGAGAACGGTTATATTTGAGTTTGGTTAACACTCTATCTGGTACTGCTCAACAAGCGACATATGAAGCCCCTGTTTTGATGCAGGTTACAAGTGGAGTTGGTACATCAAGATCAAAAGAATATGATGTAATTAGATCTTCAGGAGTAAACTACGTTATTTCTAACGTTTTTGGACTCGTTCAGAATCACCAGTTGGTTAATGGTGAAAAAGTAAGAATATTCAGTGATACTGGTGAAACTCCTAATGGTATTGTTAACGATAAAATTTATTATGCAATCACTGGTGGTACGCTTGCAAATAATAGAATGCAACTTGCAGCAACATTCAATGATGCTATTGCACGTAGACCAATTACTGGATTATCGAATGCTGGCGGCAAACTCAAGATCGTAAGTACGGTTGCTGATAAAGTTCCAGGTGAACCAGGACACCCAATCCAGTGGGATGATGTAGTACTTAATTGGTATATACTTGTTAATCCTAGTTTTTCTGTAAACACAATCTATCCAAACTTAGTAGCCCTTGGTGCTGGAGTAATTGGTGAGGAATCTGGTTCAACATATATCACTAGAAGAGTTGATAATAGAAGTCTATTAGATAGAGTCTATAGAGTTCGTTATGTAATTCCAAAAGAACACATTGATGCAAGACCACCTACTCCTGGATTTGTTTTACAAGAATCTAAAACTACTGGAATTTCCAGTGCATCATTCTTAAGTGCAAATCTTTCAAACCCAACTCAACTTAAGAACGTTAAACTTATTAAAAATGCAACATATTCTAGCGGATCTATTATTTTCACTACTGAAAAAAACCATGGATTAGAAGAAAATGACCTTGTTACAGTAACAAATGTACAAAGTTCTAACAATAGTACTGCTAAATTTGGATTTGGTTACAATGGCGAAAATGTTGTAACTCAAGTATTAAGTGCAAAACAATTTAGAGTTGCTGGGATCACAACGGATCCAGGAACGTTCCAAAACCAAATTAACCAAAGGACAACTCAGCAACAGATTGATGTTCTACCAACAATACAAAAATCTAAGAGTGTGGATTCTTTGTATGTTTATCGTGTAAATGAAATTCGAGGGCATAGACCAGGTATTTCTGGGCAAGATGGTATCTATAACGTTACTCTTGCCTGTGGATCTATTGCACTTGATAAAGACCTTGGATTTGGTGTATCTTTCAAAGCATTCTCACAAGATGTAAGAAATCTTTACCCTCAACAGGACAGAGATAATTATGACTCTGATCCACAGCCAACAGTATCTTTTGCATCTCCAGAAATTGTCGGTAAAGTTGTTACCAACGATAGAAAAAGATCACTTACTAGAGAATCCCTTAATATTTTTATGCAGGGGTTCAATGTTGGTACTGCTGTAACTGGTGCAGTCATCACTGGTACTGGTAATACCACAATTACACTGTTCAGTACAGTAGAACACAAATTCAATTCTATTAAAAAATTAAATGTAATCAATCCAGGCGCGGGATACAATAATGCATCTGGTATTGCCACGGTCATTTATGATGCAGAACTTGTTAACAATGCTCTTCCTGGAAGAAATGCTTCTGTCAAAGTAACTGTATCTGCTGCTGGTACAATTACGGATATAAGCCTAAATGATGGTGGATCTGCCTATGGTATTGGAAATACCATGACAATTTCTGCCTATCCTGCAGGCAATCCAACAACCTTTGCTGTTGTTCAAGTTTCCGATATCTTTGACAATGTTGGGGATGGACTAGATTTGAACGGATTTGCTAATGATGCATATAATGGTACTTTTAAGATAGTAGAAGTTCCGACTTCGAAGTCAGTTTCTGTTGAATTGGGAACTTATAGAAGTGCTGGTGATGTTTATATTCCTAGAACCGACCGAAGATTCCCACAGTACTCTGCTGCAAATCCAGGAGTTGCTATTACTTCTATTGAAGTATTGGATAGGTCAAAAGGTATCGCTAGAGTCAGAGTAAAAGGCAATCACACATTAGTTGCTGGAAATACTCTCACTATTTGGGGTACTGGTAATAGACTATTTGACGAAAGAACATTTGTTGTGGATGACGTTGAACCAAATGCTCCATTGACTGGCTTGCATATCAATGTTGGTATTATTACGGCGGGGGTATCTACTGCCTATTCAATTACTAATTCAAGACTGTTTGGTTATGGGGTTAGATCCAAATCTAGAGCACTTGGTCAAGGTGAAAATAATCTAGGTGCAAGAGGATCTGTTATATGGACAGGTATTAGTACTACACTTGCTGCTCCTATTTCTGCAACAGACACAACAATCTCATTAACAGACACTGCTGGATTTAGGAGAGGCGATTATTTACAAATTAACGCGGAAATTGTAAGAATCGCTAATGATAATATCAATACAGTTCTTCGTGGCCAGTTTGGTACAGTTTCTATTCCTGCAATTTCTGGTACTACAGTCAAGAAGGTTGATATTATTCCGATTGAACTCCGTCGTCCTTCAATTCTTCGCGCCTCTGGTCACACATTTGAATATCTTGGGTATGGTTCTGGTAACTATTCGACTTCATTGCCGCAAAAACAAAACCGTGTTCTTGGATCTGAAGAACAATTAACCGCACAGAAGAAAGAACTTTCTGGAGGTAAAGTTGTTTACACTGGTATGAATGACAGTGGTGAATTTTATACTGGATATAACAAATTGTCTGCAATTACTGGTGAGGAAGAAATTATCGGGGCGCCCATCTTCACATATACTGGTGATGATGCAGAAACAGAAACTACCAGAAAACTCTCTGGTGTATTTGACGAACTTTTGGTAAGAGAAGGCATTACCGTAGAAGGTGGAGATAACAACAATAGAACCTCCCAGTTCTATGGTCCAGTAAACTTCACAAAGAAACTTACAAATAACTCTGAAGAGGGCATTGAAACTATCAATCTCTACCTCAAAGGTAGTGCTCCTCAAGGAAAACTACTTACAGTTGGTATTTCTACTCCAGCAGTAACAAAACGATCTGGTGACACATCATTTGTTTCTACGCCTCTTGCTGGCGGATATCTTGGTTGGATTTTCTCTGAAGGTGAGTGGAGAAGATTTGGTGTAGTCTCTCAAGAGAGAGATAGAAACTTTATCAAACTTGACCAACTTGGTATTGGTAGATCTAACTCTGCATTTAATTTTACTGATGCTCTCGAAGTTAATGGTACTGTTAAGTTAAAAGATCTTTATGTCTCTGGTATTGTTACTTTTGCATCCAACCAGTCATTCTCTGGTGTAACTTACGATACCATTATTGTTAAGAAGGTTGCAAATTTCTGGGGATATAATACAACTGGTGGTATTTCTGCAGAGGGCATTCCTTGGGAAAATTACAATCGTTATACACAGGTTCATGAAGCTGGGGTTTCTCAACTTTATGATTTGGAAACCGTTGGTACTTATGTAACTTTTAAACCATCATCTAAACTTAGAATTGAAGGTCCAATTTTTGACTCATTTGCTGGAGTTAGTACCTTTGTTGGTACACTTGATGTAGGAAACCTTGAGTGTGATGGTGGGTCAGTTAATGTAACCTTCCTCAACGCACTACAAGCAGGCATTAGTACTCTTGCGGTTAACAATACATTATCAGCTAGAGTTGGTGTTATTACTGATCTTCATTCAACTGTTGGTGTTTTTACAAACGGATTATTTGCAAATGTAGGAATTGTCACCAATCTATTCTCTACCACAACTAGAGTCGATACACTATACGCATTTAATGGCATCACCACTAATGTTGTAGCACTTAATAATGTAACAACTCCAGTTGTTTACAGCAATGTAGGTGTCTTAACAAATATTAGCGGAACCAATCTGAATTACAGTAATATTACTGGTGTTGCTGTTACAGCAACAAGATTGAATTTTACTGACCAATTCTTTGGCCCTACCGCATTTGTTAACACGGGTATCATCACCTCAGTTCAGGCAAGATACATTGGTGGTTTGGGTAATGCTGGACCAGGACAACCATCTTTACAGATGAATGTTAACTCTGGTGTGGTAACTTCCCTTGTTGGTTATGCAATAACATATCAGGAGTTGCAGTTGACTTCTGGTGGTCGAGCATCAATTCCTATTCTTTATGCAAATACTGGTATTATCACCAATCTTGGTGATGGCACTACAAACCAAACAGTCAGATTGGGACCTACTGGTAAAATCTTTGCATTCCAGTTTGAATCTACTACAACCAACTCTGCTCCCCCAATTGTTACTAACTCTACAGCTAAAGTTATTAACCTTAATGCTGATTTATTGGATGGATTGGATACTTCTTCTACAGATACTAGTGGCAATAGTGTTGTAACAAGAACTAGTGGCAATTTCTCAGGAAATATTATCAGTGCAAATTCATTTGCAGGTGGTAATGGAACATTCACTCAGTTAACCTGCAATGGTGGAATGACCGTAACTGGCACACTTAATGCTAGTGGTGGAATCACTGGTAGTATTAGTGGTAATATTAGTGGCAATGCTGCGACAGCGACTCTTGCCAATAATGTACGGGGTAATGGTGGATCTGTTCTATATCAAAGCGGTCAAGATCAGACTACTACAAGCGGTTCCTTTACGTTCAATGGATCCCAATTAAGTGTTGGTGGGGATATTGTTGCATTTGCTTCTGACATTAGACTTAAAACCAATATTGAACCCATTGAAGATGCGATTTCGAGAATTAGAAAACTTAGTGGATTTACGTATAACTTAAATGATCGTGCAGAAAATGAACTTGGACTTACAAGCGAGGAAAGATTAGTTGGTCTTTCTGCTCAAGAAGTTTTGGCGGTATTGCCAGAGGCAGTAAAACCTGCTCCTGCAAATCCAGAATATCTAACAGTACAATATGAAAAACTTGTTCCCTTACTTATCGAGGCTATTAAAGAACAACAAAATCAAATTGATAAATTGACTGCAATGGTTGAGAATTTGACTAATAAATAATAAAAAGTAATTTTCGTCATGAATTTAAATATTTTTGATTCGAATAATATTGATGTTAATAATCATTTGCTGATTAGAACTGATAGAATTGGACCAGATAAAAATCATCCTGTATTCACTGTTGATAATATACTAACAGATCCAGATAAATTGGTGTCTGATGTAATCGAAAAGATGCCTGTGGATGTATCTGCCTTTAGATCATCGTCATTTCCTGGTATCCAAGTTCCACTCAATTTGAGGTTTGGTCAAATTAACAATTTTTTAGCTTATTGTATCAATGAACAAACGGATTTCGATGTAGATAATTCAGATAGCTTGGACATATCATATCAATTGAATATATTAAAAACAAATGATACATGCGAGTGGAAATCTCTTCAACCGCATGTAGATCCTTCTATGTTTGCATTTGTACTATATTTAAATCCAGATGAAGAGTGTAGAGGAGGCACTTCATTCTTTGAACATTCTGAATGTGGAGTTTATAATATGGAACATGTTGATCCGAAGTTTAAGAGACAGGAAATCTACTGGAACTATAAAGAATGGGAATTTAATAATGTAGAAAAATTTACTGAAATCATTGAAACGGATAGGTCAAATATTGATGCATCCTGGAAAGAAATCCATCATGTTAAGATGAAATATAATAGAATGGTAATATATCCCAGTTATTTGTGGCACACTGCAGTTTATAATAAATCGGATTACGCCGAGTTCTCTAGAGTTTCCATTTCTGGATTTGTAAGTAAAAACTATTTTACAAATGCAAGATCATATTAAACATTTTGATCATATTTTAGATGCAGATGATTATTTTTCTCTTCTAAACCTATGTAATGGGTTTGATTTTGGTGATATATCATCTCCACGAGGGAGTTTTTATTTTCTTGATGGTAAAAGATACAATAAAAAAATAATCAAAAATGATGGACTGATATTTGATATTATTCATAAGGCATTTGTATCTACTATGCCAAAAATATATGAACAGTATGGTAGTGTGATTCCAAATGATTTAAGATACAATAAATACAGTGGATACTGGTTATGTAAATATACTGAAGGATCATATCTTTCGTATCATAGTGATTCTGATGCTGATGCTGGTTCAATCACAGCATCATTTTCAATCAATGAAAATTATGAGGGTGGTGATCTCATTTTTTGGGATGATTATAAAATTGAAAAGAAAAAGAACTGCATACATACATATCCAAGTTCTTTAACCCATCCGCACAGAGTTGATAAAATAACGAAGGGGGTTAGATACTCTGTAGTTGTTTGGTTTGCTTATCAAAAAGGAGAGGATTGGAGAGAAACATGGTAAATCTAACTTCTATTAGAAGACTTATTGATTGCGGAAGTTATTCTGAGTTGATTAACGAAACTGACTATAAAAACCTTGAGAATCTAATTACTCATAGACAAGATGTGTTTGGTAATAAAAAATTACATGATGGTGTTATGTTTGTCCAAGAGTATGTTAATAAAAAACCATTAGAAAGAAGTAAATATGCCTTTATGATGTCTCAACCAACTGGTATTGGTCAATGGCAAAGTATTAACGGAAAAATATACGAAAATAAAATTTTAAATTATATTTTAGAGGTAAAATCCATTACTCTAAGTAATAATGAAGTAGAAGAAGAACTTATATTTTTTGAATATTTTCCTCTATTTGCGGAAAGTATTTCATATATAAAAACTTTTATCTCAGAACTTCTGGGTGTTGCGGATATTCCAGATATTTCAACATTTTTATCAAATATTGATGGATTATCTGAAGATTATACTGTTGAGTATTCTTTAAGATATATACTGCACAATCATAAGTCAAACTCTGTTAAATTGTATATTTTTAAGAGAACAGATGATACAAATAATCTTACAAACTTAATTTCTAAAGTTGCAACTAATAAAACATCCAAATTATTCCAAAATGCAAATGGAGTAGCTAATTGTTTTAGTGGATTGTTTTACAACGAAAATGTTAATTCTTCATTTTTTATTGAAGTAACACCAGATGGAATATGTGAACAGATTGGATATGCTGCTGTTCCTGGACAAAGCCGCGAATTAGTCAATGCTTTTTCTACTGTTCCTCAAGATTGCGAAAACCACATTATTTCCGAGTCTTGTAGGTGGGGATGGATCCCTGAAGAACACTCTTGGAAGATTTCTGAGTGGAAAAATGATAATAGATTTACAAATGTATTCATATCGTTTGATGTCTCTGTAACATCTAACTCTGTGTTATCTAAAGTAATCTATGGTGTTAGGAATTAAATAAATACCCAATTTCCTGAGCCACTTTGGGTTACTTTTGTCCCCGCAGCACCTCCCCCTTCACCATTCTGGCCAGATCCACCGCTATTAGCGTTTCCACACCCACCTTGTCCGCCGCCACCGCCGGAACCATCGCCTCCGCGGCCGCCAGGGTTTCCATTTGCTCCATTATCCCCCCCGCGGCCGCCACTTCCGCCATCACCGCCACGGCCTCCTCTGCCGTTTCCACCACCGCCTTGCGAGCCGGGAACTCCCGATGCCATTGATGGAGAGGTGGCAAATGTATCAACCCAAAACTGACCGTTCCACCAAAATCCTCTACCCATACCACCGTTGCCGCCCGCTCCGCCGGCGCCACCACTATTATTTCCTCCATAACATACTCGCTGACTTCCATTACAGAACCAACTGCCGTCACATCTCACGTCCCCACCTTGTTGGCCGTTGCCTCCATCACCGCCTCGGCCTCCTTTTCCGCCACCGCCGCCGGCACCTTTAATTCTATTAACAAAATCATCGTTGGTAATATGAATCGTGCTTGATAAGTGCATTGCTACACCGCCTGCACCACCGTTTATTGGTCCAGGTTTCCCTCTAACCATTCCAGAAACACGCAATTCACAACGTCCAGTCAAACCTTCATTGATTCTCAACCCAGGATTACCATCGTTAGAACCACACTGACCATTCAAATATATTTCTTTTCTTATATTTCCAGTCCAAAGCTGATCTCCAAAAATTTGCCATCTGCTATTAAGATGAGTAAATTGACCATTGCAATTAGCTCGTATTTTTGCCGTAGAACCCCTAAAGTTACTAAAACGGATCGTGCCGCCTGTGGGAATACCGTTATTATATGAAATGTTGGGAATTACTGAACCTCCTCTGAAATAATTACCAATATTATTTCCGCCACCAAAAGCTGATCTAATACTACCAAAGCTAATTGAACCACTAGTGAATAAGTTATCTGGAACTAAGGTAACTGTGTTTGCAACTAAATTAGATATGTCTCGTACTTTTTCTATATCTGATGCATTTTTAATCGTATATGATTCATCCAAATCCATAGTAATAACCCTAGGTCCGTTTGGATCTAATTTGGTTATTGTCTCCTCATCATCATTGATAATGTAAATCAGTTCAGAATTTCCGTTAAATTTTGCAGCATTTTCTCTTAAATACTGAACTGCATCTTTTAAATCAATATTATCATCGGAATCTTTATCTAAATCTCTGATGAGAACATTGACGAATACTGAAGATGGCGATGAATAGAACTTGATTAGTATATCGTTATCGATTGTGATATTGCTTGACCCATCTTCTTCATACTTAATGCCATTTTTGACCTCATGTGTTGCATGAATGAAAATAGGTCTAGTTCCTAATTTTTTACCATCATCATATTCTCCATCATAATACCAAACATACATTGGAAAATCTCCATGTGTTTTTAGAGATTTGTATATTATTTCTCTAAATTTGGATTGATATACTTTTGGAGCCCATTCTGGTATAATACCAGAACGACCATCTTCCTCTGCTTGTCTTTCCAGTTCTACACACTCTAATGAGGACATTGGTAAATTTATTGATTCCAATCAATATTTAGCATAATAAATAATAAAAATCACTGAAATTGATTATGAAAAACCAAGAAGACTATCAAAAAGAGTTGATCGAAAGACACGATGCTCTTGCTCTTGAACTAAGAGAAATGGAAAAATCCTTTAATGTAAAGAAAGAAGAATATCTTAAAATTCAAGGTGCTTTAGAAATGCTTGCGGTACTAACAGAACCCAAACAAGATTGACTTATCACAATGTCAGTTATTGATATTTTGCCTGCACCACTATATGTGGAAGAGTGTCCTTTTCATGACCAAAATAAGAGGACATTTAATGAAGAACTACTACAAGTCCTGGGTAATGGCATGGAAAACCCATCAGCGAAAGGACTGTATCATTTTGATTATTACTGCGTATTAGATGATGATAAGTATTCTAGGTTTAGAACCTGGGTAGAAATACAAGCTGAGATTTTTGTGAGAGATATTCTGGGGTATCATTTGCCAGATAATGAAAGCATGATGATGACTGATAGTTGGTTTAACGTATGTGCCAAAAATGGTCATCAGTATCCACATTATCATGGTAATGCTTTTGTTTGTGGATTGTATTACATCAATTTTGATGAAAACAATCATGCTCCAACATACTTTGGTAGACCATCATCTAGTCGTAAGTTTCCTGAATATTCGGTTCTGGAACTCAACTATGATAAGAATACAAGATACAATCAACTTGACCAAGTAATTGGTAAAGAAGGTACATTATTTCTATGGGAATCTCATATGGTTCATGGATATAAAACAAATGATAAAGACAATCGTTTTACTTTATCCATGAATTTTATGCCTACAGTGATGACTAATGGAAGTTATGGGTGGAGAGTGAGTAAACTGAATCCTAACGAAAGAAAATCTTGCTATCAAACATTTCGATCTGGTAAAACATGGAGTTCTCCCGACACACAATAATTATGTGTGTGACAGTTTGATGATTGTCACACTTGCCATTACCTATGACGGTATGTATTGTAAATACAAAGCAAATCAACCATGACTAAGTGGACTGCACTAATACAAACATCTACGGGTGTTCTTCAAAGAATTAACTTTGACTCCGCTAGTGGTTGGAGACAAGATGCTATTGCTCAGGTACAGGGAACTTACGGTGCTAAAAAAGTAATTAGTTGTAACCCAGCAGGCAATACGATTGTTCATAAATCTGGCAATAAAACTAGAAACTCAAATCCAGTTGTTGCAGCTGCTGCAACATCTGCAGTAACTCTGACAGAAATGTTATTAGTTCCGATTATCTTTTTAATCTTATGGTTTATTCCCCCTGCAATTATACTGACCACTGCACTTGTTTCTGCCGCAATCGTTGTCTTTCGGAAATTACGGTATTGACTTTTAATTGATGATAATATATAATAATTGTAAGTATAATTGAATTACATGGAAAGTACCACCGAAAATACAGTAGAACAAGAATCTTACCCTGCTCCTGGTGCCCCTTCACAAGCATTTGTAGGTAAAGGCGAGGGACATGAACAAAGAGTTCTTCGACTCAATAAACAGTTCAAGATTGTTTCTTCTACTCTTGGAAATCTTGATAGTAGATTATCTGCCTTGGAAAAGTTTGTAGTGAATGCTGTTAATTTTCAAGCAACATTTACAAACGTAATTGCTACTCTCCATGAGATCGAAATGCGAGTCAAGGAATTGGAAGATTCTAGAGATGAAAAAGCTGCCAAGGATCGTTTTGATCTCACTACCGAAGTTGCTAGAGGACCTGGAGCACCACCAATCGAATAAGGATTCCTAATCAATCCCCCCCTTGACAAGACTGTTGAGGGGGGTTATATTACATAGGTAATCAACAAACGGACCCATGCTCTGGCAAGACCGCAACGGCACCTGGCACTCTACTCAATCTCCCATTGATGCTAAGATTGAACAGGCAATGATTGCTGACAATGCTGAAAAAGTGTGGACCGAACGTGAATTGTCTGGTGATGCACTGTTTGACGAATTGTTTGGGGGGTGAATGTGACGTTCCGCGAACTGGTACACACCTCTTGACAACCATACAAAACTGCGTTACCTTAAGAAAGTCAACACAATTTTAACTGACATGTTTGATTTTGATGAATTAGATCGTATCGAAACTTCTGTTCTCGATGACGATCTTTTTGATTGGATGAGTTCAGGTGTTGTTGAAGAGTTTGACTCTGAGACACTTGCTTTGCTCAAGGAGTTCTGATATTTTATGTTTATGGGAATGAGATGCGCCCCAAAGACACTCACCATTTCTCAATGTATTCTAAATTAAAAGGAGAAACACTCTGTGACTAAAACTCTTGATGAACTCAAAAGGATTGAGGGACATCTGTCATATGAGATTGTCAACTTTGTTGATGAGACTCACAATGACTGTAAAGTCCATAAGATTCTTAGGAAAAAGAATTCTTATCCTCTTGTGGTTCTTGATTCCCCCCCGCCCGGCATTCCACTGATTCCCGTGGACAAGATCATCGTAGGTGCTTATCAGCGACCCGAAGATTTTGACCAGAACCAAGTAGCAAACAATATTAAAGATGTTGGTGGATTTAAGTACGACTTTTTTAATGTCGTACTGGTGTATCTTCGTCCCAATGGTAAGTATTACGTTGTGGACGGTATGCATCGCATTGTGAAAGCAATGCTTTGTGGGATTAGGGATGTTCCTGCATTGGTAAAAGTCCACCCCCAAGGTCTATCTACCGCTGAGATGGAAAAGATTGAAGCAGATGCATTTCTTGCTAGTAACCGTCGCAACAAAAAAGTTAGTAAGAATGGTAACTTCAAAGCAGGCATTTATGCCGGTGATGCTGCATCTCTTCAGATCGAACGTATTCTGAATGTTACGAACTGGACCATCAAAGGACTTGGTGGTGATGGACAATTTGTCATCAGTGATTACGGTCATATCCGTGATTCCTATATTGATTATGGGAAAGATGCCGTTGTGTACGCATCTCAACTGGTGCAAAACAACCAATGGAGAGGTGAGAAACCTGCACCCACTTTTGTCGGTGGTGTTGCATGTTTTATTGCAAAGATCTTCCCTCAGTTGAACGAACAGACGAAAGTTCTCTTTATCACTTGGTTCAACAGCATGATGACCTTGACTGATACTCAACGGTCCTACACTGAGAAACCTTGTTATGGTCGTGCAAGGGAAAGTGTTGCGTTTCGTTTGTCGCAACGGTTCAACTTCTATGTGAGACAAAAAGGTCTTCGCCGGCCGATTACTATTACTCACATCAAAGAGTTGGAAGGGTTGAGTAACGAATGGTTATCCGCATTTCACATCGACTGATTAGATAAGGGATCCTTATCCAAACCCCCCTTGCCCTGCAGGGGGGGTTCCTTTATCATACTTCCATTGACATTCAGATTATGAAGTTTCGTCCACACCAAATTCGTATTGATGCAAAGATGCAGGAATACGACAAGGGACAAATTATTTCTCCTACTGGTAGTGGAAAAACACCGAATATGTTCTTTGATGCCAAACGTCAATTTCAGTCAGAAACTCCTCAGACTGTTGTAGTTGTTGCTCCTCGCATTTTGCTTGCGGAGCAGTTGTCTTCTGAGTTTCTGGAACACATTACCAACGCAGAAGTTTTGCACGTTCATAGTGGTGAAACTCATCACGTTAGCACTACTAACCCCGCTGACATTGTGGTTCACGCTGGTATGTGTGCTGCTGCAGGTCTTCATCAGTTGATCTTCACTACTTACAACTCTCTGAATCGTATTCAAGAGGCAGAGATTGATGTAGATACAATTTACTTTGACGAAGCACACAACAGTGTTCAGCGACACTTTTTCCCCGCAACCAAACACTTCTCCGAGAAGGCAAAACGGTGTTATTTCTTCACTGCAACTCCAAAACATTCTCTTGCTTTTGATAAACCTGGGATGAATCATCCTGAAGTTTATGGTGAGGTTTTGTGTAAAGTTCCTGCACCCGAACTTGTTGAAAATGGTTATATTCTCCCCCCTAAAGTTGTAGTAAAGCAACTACCCATGATTAAGGGAAAACAGGTCATTTTCTCTCGTGACAGTGACAATCTAATTGAAACTATTGATGAGCAGAAAGTCAAAAAGATTCTTGTCTGTGCTCGTACCACCAAACAAATTGTAGGATTGATTTCGGAATCTGATTTCTGTTCACAGTTGTATGTCCGTGGGTATTCTTGGATGGTGATTACATCTAAGACTGGTCCTATTATTGATGGTAAGAAAGTAAATCGTGAGGAGTTCTTTGAGACTCTGAACGCATGGGGTAAGGATGAATCTAAAAAGTTTGTTGTGATTCATCACAGTATCCTATCTGAGGGTATCAATGTGTCTGGACTGGAGGCAGTTCTGTTCATGCGTAACATGGATTACATCGGTATCAGTCAAACTATTGGACGTGTAATTCGTCTTGGTAGTTCACAGAAAAAGTTTGGACTTGTCTGTATTCCTGTCTATGATAATGTGGGTATCAGTACATCTCGCAAAGTTCAATCTGTTGTTGATATTATCTTCGAACAAGGAGAACCTGCCATTTCTGTGATCAAACGGTAGAATGTATGGGAATGAGATGCGCCCTAAAGACACTCAATGTTTCTCAATGTATTTTTAATTGAAAGGAGAATCACTCATGAGCAACTATTACAATTCCCTGTCCAAGTTTTCTAAAGACTGGACAGTTTATTGCGAGAAAACCTATCGCAATCTTCGGGCAAATGCCATCTCTTGGCGTTCTAGTGCCGAATGGGATCGTGCTATCACCAGAGATTTCTATCTTGGAGTATTCGACTCTGGCAATCCCAATCCTACTGGATACATCAGTGAAGAGGCACTAAGTAACAAATTATCATCAAAGAAGACAGTGCAAGATCACTGTTTCTCTCCACAATTTATTGGACGAATGGTGATGGATAATCAGGAGATTTATCTGTCTGATTATGAAAAATTCAAATCAGTCTTTTGGTATGCTTGCAGCACTATTGTGGTAGTGCAAAAGGAGAATGAAGACCTTTCCAATCTTACCATCAATGATGAGAATGGGTACAGGATTCTAGTTCCTACCAACAAAAAGTACAACCATTTGGGAATCAATCTTTACAAAAGATTTCCAGGCAAAACTCGTTGGAAGTATTCTATTCCTGAAGAAACTAACATTCTAGATGTTCCTGAGGAACTTCTGCAGTACGAAAAACAGTATCTAGTTGCATGAACTTTCCTGATACCACTATACTTCACCCCGATCATCCACCATCGGGATTTGTTACTCCAGACTGGCAGTTTGCTGCTGTACCCTACGGCAATGAGTATATCATTATTGCTGATGGGAAACAACTTGAGTTGTGCCACAGTCGTGAACTTGCCTGTATTCGATTAGAACAATTAAAAAACTCGCATCGAACCCGCAAGGGAGGTACTAGGACTCCCGTAAAACAGAATTGCAAGAAAAAGGCGAAAACGCCTAGTGGTGGCAAGGGATCTAAAACCAGAGATCCCAGTATTTCCAGTGATACCACCAAAAATGCCAAATCCAATCCTGGTAAAAAACCAATAACAGAAGTGTCCACTATACTCTCAAATCCTCTTCTTGATGCATTATCATAAAATAGTTGGAGATGACAATGACTACTAAAATCAAACGGGTTTCTGTGATTCCTGTTTCTAACAAAGCAAAGAATAGGTTTCATAATATGATGGACCTGTTTCATACATGTACTGTAGAACAAGAAAAAAAGATTGACGGTGTTCCTCACATGTATCTGGTTTCTCTAAATCGACAGTATCATTTTTGGGTTCCCACTGCGGGAAATGAACACTGGAAAATTGAAAAGTAATGGCATTAGAAGTTCGGTCAATTCTCATCGACGAATCTCAACTTCATATGTTGAGAACTCTCATTCAGGCAGAAGTAAAGTATGCCATAGAAGTAGAGAAACAGTCAGAGAGTGTTAATGACCAGAAAGAGATATGCGACATTGTTTTCAATAATTTACTTACAACAATAATATGATTGAAATGTTCCACAAACCCCCAAATGGTTATCACTATGAGCAGGAAAAAAATTACAAACGTAATACTACTGCTATTTGGTTGCATCACCATAAACGGTACGATTACAACCTTGGGAAACCAGTTAAAACCATCTGGGGATTTTACAACACCAAAACCAGGAACTTCCACGCCCCAGTTAATAGTCAGACAGTGGGTAGTGTAGTTGACATTGGCGATACTACACCCTATACTGCTATGCCTATCAAACAAAGTCCATTGGAAAAGTTTTTCGTATGAATTACACTGAACATATTCGTGATTACAATTTAGACTTGCTCGATATAACCTTTTCCGATAGGATTGACAAACTAATTGAAGAGAAACGATTTGCTGATGCAGATGCAATCGTTGAAGAAGTTATTATCACAAAAGGAGAGGATCCAAGTTTTTATGATACAATTTTTATGGCAGATTTGACTTCCTATAATGATGAAGATTTGTCTCAACTGAGATTCCATGTGACAGATTGACAACTGTCCACTACCCATTGCTTTCTCGGTCCTTTCCTGCAATACTATAAGAGTCAAACAAACAAACGACATGGCAACCCGTTCTCGCATTGGTATTCAACTCGCAGACGATTCTGTTCTCTCAGTGTATTGCCACTGGGATGGTTACCCTGACTTCAATGGTGTCAAACTTCAGCAACATTTCAACACTCGTGAGAAGGTTGCTGAGTTGATTGATGGTGGTGACATGAGTTGTCTGTGGACAAATGCTGGTTGGCAGAATGAAACTCTGCCTGAATCTGGTCCTCTTTACTATTCTTCTCGTGGTGAAACTCGTCTTCCTCGTCATGACAACAACATGACTGAGTATCTCACTCAAGATGCAGAAGAGTATGCGTATCTCTATACCACCGACGGAGAGTGGTTGTGTTATGATACCTGTCAGTGGCACGATGTAACTTATCTTGAAAGGGTAGAGATTCCTCAAGAGGTAGCAGCATGAAATACTATCTCTTCTTTACTGTTCTCTTTGGTTTGATGTTAGGGTGGCAAGCATTCCTTGTCACCAGGGATAACAAAATGTTTGAGGGTTACCAGAACCGTCAAGAACAAATCTGCCGAGAGATGAAATCCTTTCACCCTGATTGTCACATAGAATGAAATGGAAAACAAACAAACAAAAAAGGAATTGCAATCAATAACAAATCCCATTAAAAGACATTTAGAGTTCTTAAATGAACTTCGAGTTGATCTACGAAAAAATAAAAAATGGAAACGATTGCATCAAAAATATAGCAAATAAATGCGATCACTGCAATTATACATAATTTACAACCTGATGTGGAAACCAGTTAGGAAAAATGTATCATCTTAATGTTACGTTGACACAAGAACAACGATCTCTTCTCAATGATGCTCTCTATTTCTATAGTGAGATGTTTGCATCCGATCCTATTGATGCAGATAAAGTAACAAATGCTGTAGAAGAGTTAGAGGATCTTATTGACAATCATTGCGAAACTATTGAATGATGTGACACTTGATGAAGTGTCACAGGGGGACTTGCGTTCCCCCTTTTTTTATGCAATGATAACAGTATGAAGAACACCCATCTAGAACATCCCGAAGATTCTGTACTACTGGGCAAGAAATCTGTTCAGCAAGTTATCAAGTTTCTTCGTGAGCGTAATTCTACTGTCAGTGTGAAATACGATGGTGCTCCTGCTATTGTATTCGGCACATGTCCTGAGACTGGTAAGAAGTTTGTGGGTACAAAAAGTGTATTCAACAAAGTCAAAGTGAAGGTCAATTATACTCATGCTGACATCGAGAAGAATCATAGCAACAACGAAAAAGTTGCTGCAATCTTACATACCTGTCTTGAGACATTGCCGTGGGTGGAAGGGATTCATCAGTGTGATTTTATTGGTTATGGTGGTAAAAACACTTTTACGCCCAATACTATCA